CAGCAGGACCTTGAGAACCTGTTGCACCATTGGCTCCAGCAGGACCTTGAGAACCTGTTGCACCATTGGCTCCAGCAGGACCTTGAGAACCTGTTGCACCATTGGCTCCAGCAGGACCTTGAGAACCTGTTGCACCATTGGCTCCAGCAGGACCTTGAGCACCTGTTGCACCAGCAGGACCTTGAGGACCAGTTGTTCCATAACCAATTGGATTACCATCTTTATTGACAATAGTTCTACTATTAAGTTTTATTAATTCTGTTGTATCACTACCAATAATAGCCATATTATTTTGTGTAACATTAATATTTGTTCCAAGTGCTAATATATTACTATAATCATCATTTGATTTATTATTATTACCTATAAGGATATTTCCTTTACCATTAACAATATTATTTCCAACATTATTACCTAAAATTAAATTATCATTTCCAGATGTATTTTTTGTTAATGAATTAATACCAATAGATAAATTGTTATTTCCGGTAGTATTAGATTTTAAAGAATTATATCCTAACGCAATATCATTACTACCAGATATATTATTTTGTAAAGCAAGTGTACCAATTGCAACATTAGAATTTCCAGTTTTATTTTTTTCTAATGCTTTAAATCCTTCTGCTATATTATTACTACCAGTTGTATTATTATTTAAAGTAAGTGTACCAATTGCAACATTAGAATTTCCAGTTTTATTTTTTTGTAAAGCTTTAAATCCTTCTGCTATATTATTACTACCAGTAGTATTATTTTCTAAAGAAAGTGTACCAATAGAGATATTACTATTAGCATTATTGGTATTGTTTTGTAAAACTTGATTTCCTACACCTATATTATTATTTCCATTATAGTTACTATTTACTTTTTCAGAAACAATAATATTTGTTTTTTTGGCATAAATATTATCTGAATTTGAACCACTCATATTTATAATATATTAAAATATAAAAATTTAATTTAATTTAATTAAATTAAATTTTTATATTTTAATTTTATATTAATAATAAGTTATGACTCATTTTGCATATTTTTTTACAAATAATTATCGTAATTAATAACTAGACTATTTTACAAACTATTTAATAACTATATGTACATATAAATATCGCAAAAATTACTTTTCAAATACTAAATATATTTTATATAAAATAATAAAAATAATAAAAATAATAATTAATTATTTTTATACAATATAATATAATTTACCATTTTTAATTAAATGTAATATATATATCAAATAAATTACATAAATTTATTTGATATTTTTTTTTACTTTTCAAGTTTGTAGAAGCTACATTAATTATCTTCACAATAATAATAGTCATTGATAATTGTTTTATTTTTAACACAACGGCTCATTTTTGCGCGACTAATATTTTCCTCCACAGATGCGTTAAATATGGATTCATAAGTGCATAAAAGATCATGTGTTTGAGAGTTTTTTTTATAAACTACTTTACCACGTGTATTTTTTTCATTAATTTTTGCAGCATAAAAATCTTGATTCATACATAAACCATAGTATCCTTCATTATTTCCATGTTCCGTCCATACCGTTGCTTTTAGTGCATTATGTACATTGATTTAAATAATCTTTAATTTCTTTGATATCATTTTCGGAAACTTTTTTATGAATTGATTCTTTCCATTTTTGATATTCTTTTACACCTTTGGAGATTTAAAACGCCGATTTTTTATAATAATTTGTATATAAATTATCATAAAAACTACTTAATTTTATTATAAAAATATAAAAATTTGATTTATTTAAATTTAAAGTATATACTTATATACTTATATACTTATATGACTACTAAAGAAATGAACTTTACTAATATGAATATTAAGGATTTTATTGACTATATTATAACTTTTGATAATGTTGATGATATTTTAGATAATTGTAAAACACAATCTGAAAAAGGTTTTATTTTTGAAAGATTATTTGACATTGTTATTAAATTTGGATTCTGTGATGTTTTTAATAATCCTAATTTTAACCATTTGTATGGTAATTCTAATAATGCTAAACTTAAAATTTTAGAAAATCTTAATCAATATCTTAATGAAAAAGTTTTAAGTGGTAATTCTGGCGGATGTTCTGATATTACACTACAAAATAAAAATGATGATACTTTTATTTTTATTAGTAGTAAATATCCTAAAACAACTGAAGACGTAAAAAAACAAAAATCAGTAGATTATTATGATATTCAAAATATTATAGCAATGGCAACTAAAAATAAACATATTTATAAAAATTATAAAATTTATCTTGTTGTTCCTAATAAGAAAAAAGTTTTAGATAAAGTTAAAAATGCTAATGAATCAAGTGAATATATTACCGATCATATGACTGAAGATAATATATTAGATAAAGATGACTTGAATAAATATTTTTTAGTATTCAAACAAGATATAATTAAAAATAAAGATAATGATTGGAATGAAATATATTTATCACCTAAAGAAAATTTAATTTTACGATTTCATCAAGAATTAATTACACATAAAACAAGTACTTTAATTGAAGAAGGTAATAAATCTTTTTTATGGGGGTGTAAATGTCGTAGTGGTAAAACTTATATGATAGGTGGTGTTATTATTAAACAATTAGATATTATGAAAAAATTAAATGTGTTAATTATTACACCTGCACCAACAGAAACATTACCACAATTTACTGATGACTTATTTAATAAATTTAAAGATTTTGATAAATTTAAAATTCATCATATTGAAGGATCTAAAAAACTTAATTCATTAGAACTTGATAATAATAATATTTTTGTTATGTCTAAACAATTATTACAAAAATACATTAATGAAAAAACAATTATGACAATTAAAAATTTAAAATTAGATATTATTGCTTTTGATGAAAATCATTTTTCAGGTACTACTAATTTATCAAAAAATATTTTAGATTCATATTCATCAAAAAATACAGTTAAAATATATTTAACAGCTACTTATAATAAACCATTACAAGAATGGAATATTTTACCAGAATGTCAAATGTATTGGGATATTGAAGATGAACAAATTTGTAAAAGTATTTTAGTTGATAACACTAATTTAAATAAGTTAAAAGAAAAACATGGTGATGAATATATAGAAAAAACTATTAAATATTACAATAAATTAGGATTATCATTAAATGATATATTTAAATCTTATGAAAGAATGCCAGAATTACATTTAATTACTAATATGTTTGACTCACAAAGATATGATATAATTAAAGAAAATATTATGGGTAGTCATTATGGTTTTAGTTTTGATGTTCTTTTTAGTTTGAATAAAGATAAACAATTTAATTATAAGAATGAAGTTAAAACTATACTTAGATATATTTCAGGTTCAGAAAAAGAACAAGATTTTAAAACAGGTGATAAATCTATTTTTACAAGAATAAATAATAGTTGTTCAAGAACACCATTTACTCAAATTTGGTTTTTACCATCTGATAATATTAATTTTATTTCTCAAAATTTAAGAGTATTAATGTTTGAAGATAAAATCCTTAAAAAATATAACGTTATGTGTATTAATCGTGTAAATAATGATTTAGCAAAAGATATTAAAGATGAAATAATGAAACAAGAAATTATAACTAAATCTGAAGGAAAACAAGGTTTAATTCTTCTTGCAGGTAATATGTTAAGTTTAGGTATTACTATAAATAGTTGTGATATTGTTATGTTAATGAATAATACTTTATCGGATGATAAAGTTATGCAACAAATGTATAGATGTATGACTGAAGGACAAAATAAAAAAATGGGTTTTGTTGTAGATTTAAATATTAGTAGAGTTTTACAAACTTGTATTAATTATACTGTTTATAAAAATAGTAAAAGTGTTGAAGATAAAATTAAATACTTAGTTGAAAATCATTTAATTAATATTGATATTGATATGATGCAATCAAAGAAGCTAAATAGTGATGGTATAGTAAAAAAATTAATGGATATTTGGAAAGGCGATCCTATAAATAATTTTAGATCTCTTCTACGAAATTTAGATAATGATTGTACTATATTTGATAATCCAACACAAAAATTATTAAATACATCATTTACAAATTCATTAAAAGATAATAAAGTTAATTCAACTGTTGAATTTAAAGACGATGATGATGAATTACAAGTTTTACCATCAGGTAAAGAAAAAAATAAAGATAGTGATAGTAATATTTCTAATGAAAGCGATGATAATGTAGAAGAGAAAAAAGAGGAAGAAATAAAAATATCATTTACAAAAGATGTATTACCTTATGTTATACCATTAACTTGTATTTTAACTATTGAAGATAAGAACAAAGACTTTATAAATATGTTAAATAATATAAAAGAAAGTAAAGAATTATTAGAAATATTTGATGACCAATGTTTAATATGGTGGAATAAAAAAGGTTTAATAAATATTATTCACGATATTATTGTTAAATATTTTGATAAATCTTCGAATACATATAATATATCAGTTCAATTTAAAATGTCAATACAAAGTTTATTAGATAGACCGAAAGAATTATTAGAATTAATAGGTGATTGTTTGAAACCAAAAGCAATTGAAAAGAAAACATTTGGTGAAGTATTTACACCAATGGATTTTATAAATGACAAGATGTTAAAAGATATAGAAGAATATTGGATGAAAAAACATAATGAAAATATTTGGACAAATGAAAAATTAACTTGGTATGACCCAGCAACAGGCATGGGTAATTATCCAATAGCAATTTATTATAAGTTAATGGAAGGATTAAAAACTAAAATACCAAATGAAGTTGAAAGAAAAAAACACATAATAGAAAAACAATTATACATGGGTGAATTAAATAAAAAGAATTGTTTTGTCATCAAACAAATATTTAATATTAATAATGAATATAAATTAAATTTATATGAAGGAAATACATTAAATATAAAAATAAATGAAGTATTTGGAAAAATTAAATTTGATATTATTATTGGTAATCCACCATATAATGAAGAATTAACAAGTGTTGGAGCAAAACCATTATATCACAAATTTATTGAATACTATGTAAATAAATGTAATATGTTATCATTTATAGTCCCTTCAAGATGGTTTGCAGGAGGTAAAGGATTAGATAAATTTAGAGAGATGATGATAAATAGAACAGATATATTATATATAAAACATTATATTGATGCAACAAAAATTTTTGGAAATACAGTAAGCATAGAAGGAGGTGTAAATTATTTTTTGATTGATAAAGAATATAATGGATTATGCGATTATAATGGTTCAAAAGTTAAATTTAATAATTTTGATATCATTCTAGATAGTAAATATTATGATATAGTTAATAAATTTATTGAATATAGTAAAATAACAGATTTATATTTAGGTAGATATTTTGGAATAGAATCAAATGATAAGAATTTAATTGATGACAATAAATTAATTAAATGTTATGTATCTCAACAAAAAGGATTTATTAAATATATTGATAAAAAATTTGTTAAAAAAGAATATAATTTTTTCAAAGTTATTACTGCTGAAGCAAATGGAAGTGCGGGATGTTTTGGAAATAAATTTATAGGTACAGTAAATGAAGTACATACTGGAAGTTATATATCATTTAAAGTATCAAATGAAAATGAAGCAAAATCATTATTATCTTATATGAAATGTAAATTACCAAATTTTATGTTAAATTTAAGAAAAATATCACAGCATATAAATGAATCTGTATGTAAATGGATACCATTACCACCATTAAATAAAGATTGGAATGATGATATGATTTATAAATATTTTAAGTTATCGGAAGATGAAATAAAATTAATAAAAGAAACAAAAATTAGTGGTTATAATGATATTAAACCAATTGATGTAAATGAACCAAAAATAATTAAAGATGGACTTAAACAATATTATTTAATTGATAATAAATTATATAAAGTTAAGAAGGATAAAACACAAGGTGAATTATTTGGTAGTTATAAAGATGGTAAAATTATAGAAGGAGTTGAAGAAACAACTAATTTAATAATTGTTAAAGGTAAAAAAAGTAAATCTACAAATAATGAAGAAGTTAATATTATTGAAAATGATGATGAAATTTTAACTGTGTCAAAAAAGAAAACATCAAAATCAAATATAAATATTATTGATGATAATGATATTGATAATATTATAAATGCTGTATCAAAAAAGAAAACATCAAAATCAAAAATAAATATTATAAGTGATAATGTTATTTTGGAAGAAGAACCAAAAATTAAAGTTAAAAAGATTATCAAAAAGAAAGTTAAAAATAATACTGATATTGAACTTTAACAAAAATTATTTTATTTATTAACATATAAAAAATATTATTTTTATAATTTTTTATATATTATTATATACAATATGCCAACACATAAAAGTGAAGATTTTAAAATTAGTGCAGTTGAATATTATTTAGATAGTAATAAAACACAAGAATAAGTATGTAATATTTTTAAGTGTTCTGTTAGAAGTTTAATGAGATGGGCGTAAAGATATGAAAATGAAGATAGTATAAAAAGACATAATAGAGAACATATTTCATATAAAGTTAAAAAAGAATATGTTAAATTTGCATTAGATGAAATGAAAAAAATAAAACAATAACAATAGAAGTTTTATTAAGTAAATTAAAAGATAAATTTAAAGATTTAGAATTAACAAGAAGACATTTAGCAGATATAATTAAAGATAATAATGTATCATTAAAATTAACTCATATAAGACATGAACCAAATAAAAGATTTGGTAAAGATATAAATATAAATGAAAAGTTAAAAGAATTTTATAAGGAAATAAAGAAACATAATATAAAGGATATTATTTGTATTGACGAGACATCAATAAATGCATTACAAAAAAGACATCATTGTTATAATGATGTTGGAAAAAGATGTGTAATAACAACACAATCACAAGAGGTATTTAAGAAATATACAGCAATATTTGCAATAGGTTATAAGGGTGTTTTAGGTTGACTTTATATGAAAAGAGTGGAATAGATAGTATAAGATTAAAGAAATTTTTAGAAGATAATATAACATCAAAATATAAAAATAAAGCGATAATATTAGATAATGCAAGTGCTCATAGAAATGAGATAATAAAAAATTTAGTAAATAAGGATAATAAATTAATATATTCAGTTCCTTATCAACATTTTACAAACGCAATAGTGCATTACTTTAGTATATTGAAATCAAGATTACAAAAGTTAGAAGGATTAACTTATAATGAATTAAAGTTAAATATAGGGAAAGTAATAAAGGATATACCAAAGGAGACTTATAAGAATTTACTAATAGGTTCATATAATAGAGATGTAGTATATGTAAAGAAACCATCAAGAAAATCAAGTAAGAAATCAAAAACATATAAAGAATAAATTTTTAATTTTTATTAAAATTGGCGTTTTAAATCTCCAAAGGTGTAATAAAATGGAATTTAAAACTTTACCACTATCAAAGAATTTACATTTTTCAAAAATGAATGTTTCAATATCCGAGTTGAGTAGTCTTTTTTTACTATATAATAATAACTTTATCTTTTAAAGTATTTTTGTTTTTGGTTTTATTAACTAAAAATAAAATGATTGTTTAATTTTACTTTTGTTGCAACAAAAGTAAAAAATGATATTTTATAAATTTTGTTCCTCTACCTTGAGGAGCAAAATTAATACAATCTTTATCAAAAGTAATCAATTCTTACTTTCTCAGCAGGTAAAGTAAAATGAAAAATAAAACAATTAAAGTTTAGTCTACCGTTCTGGTGTGTAAAAATAATATATTCAGTATTTACTTTAAAAAACAAAAGCAATTAAATTTTTTTTATTTTCAAATTTACTTTATTCTTTTTCTTAAATAATTCACTAATATCTCCTTCATCATCATCATTATCTTCTTGGTAATTCGCATTACTAAAATCCCATGCCTCCTTACAACAAATGGTAAAATCGTCATGATTTTCAGCACGGTACCAGAAAACTTGGTCTTCTAATTTATTAGATTTTGCTCCATTATGAATAACTAAGCATTCGTAATTTTCCGTGCACGCGTCCATAGTTTGACAAAACATCTCAAAGTTATGAAACATACCCGCATAATTTTCGTAAAGTTTTTTTCGGTTCTGATAATTATTTTCCCGTAAAAGAAAAACATAATCAATATTTGACCGTAAGTTTGGCGGTATTCCTATTGCATATTGCATTAAGAGAATAAACATGATTCCCCAATGACGTCCATTCATAAATATTTCCCTAATAACCTTGTCTTTTTTCCAGTCGTTATCATATAAACAATCATCCATAATTAAGAAGGCACGATTATCAATATCATCTTCCCCTAGCCCAATACGTTTCTTCAAATTTTTCTGACGCTTGATGAATTCATTGGTAATACGAGGTTGATATTCATCATGAATAAAAATTGGCGGAACAATATCTCCGTAAAATTTATTGGCATTTTCGGTAGGACTAATGACTGTTCCAGAAGGAAGATATTGTTTATAAAAAAGTAAATCTTTGGTTAAAAATGATTTTCCAGTATTACGTTTTCCAATTAATACAATAACGGAATCATCTTTAATCATATTCATACTAAATCTTTTTAATTGTAAACTCATCACTAGTTATATTATTGATAAAAAATAAATAAATTTAACGAAAAATATATTATTACTTTATTACTTATTTTTTAATATAAAAATTTATACATTAAAATTTATACATTAAAATTTATACATTAAAATTTATACATTAAAATTTATACATTAAAATTTATACATTAAAATTTATACATTAAAATTTATACATTAAAATTTATACATAATTTTTTATATAATATATAAAAAATTTAAATTAGAAAAGATATAAAATAAATGTTATAAAAATAAAATAATAAAACATTATAATTTAATTATTTTCTAATATTCCTACACTAATATCATCATCAAAAATTGTTAATTTATCTTTTACTTTTTCTTTTAATTCATGAGAAATTTTTTGTTTAACATTTCCACCACTAGTTATTGTTGAATCTGATATTTTATTTCCGGTAGTTGTACTAAAATATTTATAACCATAATAAATGCTTAATGATAATAAATAAGATACTAAAAATAAAATTATTGAATTTATATATTTATTTTTTTGTGTTGGTTGTTCATTTTCTTCATTATCACTATTATTTTTCTTTGTTATATGAAAATAAATAATAGATATAATAAGAGAAGTTATTAAAAATATAATATATGGTTCAAATAAAATGGCAGGAATCATTTATAATAATTATTTATAATTTTATTATTAAAAGTAAACTAATTACGCTATTATTTAAGCATCAAAATCAATATCACTATCATCACCTCCATTTTGGTCATTGTTTAAGTCAATGAATTTATATTCTTTTTGTAAAGATAAAATATCTTTTTTAGATTCTTTATCTTCATTATGAATATCTGATGAAAAATTAAAATTAGCTAAATTTTGGTCATATTTTTTTTGATAAAAAGATTGTGATTGTAAATTTGATTGCGATGATTTATTTTGTATTGATGAGGGCATTTTTTTTATAAATTGTTTATTGTTAATTTTTTTTATAAATTTATTTGAAGATTGTTGTCGTGATGGTCTTAATACCTCATTTAAAGATGGTGTAGAATTATTTGATAAATTTAATGTTGACCTTTCTTTTTTTTCAATATTATCAATTTTAGTTAATAAAGGATTATTTGACAATTCTATATTTTTAACTTCAGGGTTGTTATTTGATTGTATTATTAATTCATTTGTTAAAGATTGAATAGTATCAGGTTCAATTTTATTTTCATTATTATATTGTTTATCTATTTTAATAATCTGATTAGTTACATTTTTATCTATTGAAGGTGTATTAAATTTTTCTTTAAAAATAATTTTTTTTTGTTCTTCTTCGAATGGTTGTTTAAGTCCATTTTTAAGTTTTTCTATAGTATAAGAATCATCTGTTGCTACTGAATTTATTTTTTGTATTTGTAATGATGATGGTTCACCTCCAGATCTAATTAAATCATACTCATCATCTTCCTTATTTTCATCATCATTTTCATTATATTCATCTTCATTATTTTTATCTTCGTCATCATCTTCCTCACTATCATTTTCCTTTTTAACATTTTCCTTTTTATCATCATCTTCATCATCATCTTCATCATCATCTACTTCATCATTTTCCTCATCTTCATTTCCCTCATCTTCATTTCCCTCATCTTCATTTCCCTCATCTTCATTTTTCTCATCTTCATTTTCCTCATCTTCATTTTTCTCATCATCATTTTCCTCATCTTCATTTTCCTTTTTATTTGTATTATTTTTGATTATATAATTAATTTCATTAGTTTTATTAACTTTATTAAATATTTTTGGTTTTTGAAATTCAGTATAATTATTTGCCGTCAATCCTTGTTTTAATATATCACGAATTGGTAAAAAATTACGTACTGCATTCTGTATAGAATTATTAATAATAGATAATGTTTCTCTTAAATTATTATGCTTTTCTTTTGGTGTTATTGTTTTTGAAACATCAAATATATAGGGGTTTTTATAAATTTCTTTGGAACATTCGATGTAACATTTATGAATAAAATGCTGTGTTTGTGGAACATTAATTTGTAAATTCATTGCTTCTATACTATTAATTTGAACAGATGTTAATATTTTAGTATTGGATATAAAAACAGCTTTAATTAAATTATCCAAATAATCGCAATCAGATACTTTTATTATACGTGAATGTTCATTTTTAATCATATCAATATTCCATAAAGGAATATCTTTAAGACTTTTTTGAAATAATTTTATAACACTTGAACTCTGAATATTTTTTTCATATAATTCTTCACTTAATCTATCAATTAATTCTTCATAAATAGATTTAAAACCTTCATATAGTCGTGGTGTCAAAATTTGTTGTAATTGATTAGTATATTCTTTTCTAGCTTCTACTAATACTGGAATAGATGTCATAATATACTAAAAAAATATAAAAATATAATTTATTATTTACGCATTTTTCTAATATAAATATATAATATATGGATAATAATAATTTAACTCAAAATAATATAAATAAATATAATGATTTTTTATATAAACAACAAAATATTCCTTTTTTTACAATTAATGAAAAAATAAGTGGTAAATATATGATTATTCCATGGTTAATATTGTTATTTATTGCTGGAATAATTATTATAATATAAAATTAATAAACGAAATAAGAATAAAAAAATATTTTTATTCTTATTTAATAATATATGGAAGAAAGTGAAGAAATAAAATATACAATTTATCAAAATATTTATAATTATAAAAATTATACTTTATTTTTAATTATTTTATTTATTTTATTTATGTTAATTTATTTTTTAATGATATTTAAAAAATTAAATTGATATATTAATAATATGAATTCTTGTATAAATCAACTATTTCAAGAAGGAGATTATCATATAAATAAAATAAAAGAATCACAAATAAAAAAACATAATCATGATAAAAATGCATGGATTATTATTAATAATACTGTATATGCTTTAAATAAAAATGATAAAGAATTATTAGATATTTTTAAAGATTATTATGGAAAAAATGCAACATTTTTTATTAAAGAAAATATGACAAATAAAGAAATCATTTTATTAATGCATAATTTATCATCTAGAAAAATAGGTAATATACATATCATTAAAAATCACAAAAATAGTAATCCAATATAGAATTAATGTTTGATTTTTAAATACTTTAATTTAAAAATAAAAGTATTTAAAAATAAAAATTTATTTATTATTATAATAAATAATGAGTACTAAAAATAAATTATTACAACAAATATCTAATTTTATAGATGAATTAAATACAACTTTTCCAAATAATAATGATATTTATATTTTTAAAGAAAAATTTTTATTTTTAAAATCTGTAAATTCACAACTTATTATAGAATATTTTATTAAATATATTTATCCATTAAAAGAATCTATTTTGAACCAAGATGAAAAATTTTTTTTAGAAGGAGGAGGACAAGATGAAGTAAAAGATAAAAATGGATTAAATATGAGAGATAATTTAAAAAACTTATGGATAAATCAAATGTCAGAAGATAATAAAATAATTGTTTGGAAGTATTTTAAAATATTTATTTTATTAAGTGAAAAATATATTAATGAATAATTAATGTAATAAAATCACAAAAGCAAATGAATATGTGGTTTTCTGAAAACTTCGGCGTTTGAAATGTTAAAAGGTGTAAAAGCATATAAATATAACATATTATATTTATATTTGCATAGGTGTATTATTAGTGTGAATTCAGGAGTATATATTTATTATAAATTGGTGTATATACTGGTGTCAAATCAATCCTAAAATATTCTTTAGATAACCGATGTAATTTTTATTATTTTATAAAAAATATATTTGATATTTGAAAAGTAATTTTTGCTTTATTATATACATACTATGTTATTATCATCTTAGTAATCAATCATATTACATATTAATTTATCTAATACGTATAATAATTTAAGAATATATTTGTATTTTATATTAAACTATATTATTAATATTATCTTTATTATCAACTTCTTTATTATGATGAAATAAACATACATATAAAGGAGAAAATATAATATATAATAATATTAATCCAGATGAAATTGTTAGTAATATAAATTGAACAAAACCAAATGTCCATAAATTTGTGTCTGATAAGTTATCACAACTATATTTGAATAACTCAAGTCCTAACCAAATTGCTAATCCAAGATTTAACAAGCCTGGAAATAATAGGTTAGTATGATTATCTTCATCTTTTTTTTTTTGAAATATCAAGTTAAGAATACCATAGATTAATATAACAAGTATAGCATACAATAGATGAGAATCTTTACATTCTTTAGCAATATTATAGTCTTCAACTATAAATTTAATTCCAAATACATAGTATGATATAATTGCAGCAATTAATGCTAAATAAAAACATCCCACACTAAGTATTAAGAAACATTCCATACAATTTTTTTTACCACTCATTTTGAAAATATAGTAATATAATTTTGAAATAAATATAATTAAACTATTTAATATTATAAAATTATATGTGTCATTTTTTTTTGATTTTATGTTTAGTTTATTTTATTATTTTTATTAAAATTAAAGTATAAATATACTATTTAGAATAAATAATTATTTCATGTATATAGGAATAAATATATAAATTAATAATATATATGTCATCCTTTTTAAAAAAAGATTTGGAAAAATATACTTGGGGAATTGGAATAGAACATGAAATGCATTTTTTTCATATTCCTAAATCTAGTAGTAAAGAATCTATTGAAGATATAATTGTATTTGATTCTGAATCATGTGTTCTAAGATTACTTGAAAATAATAATAAAGGAAAAATTATTTTATCTGATGATGAATATAAATTTTTAAATGGTATTGTTTCTACATTTGAATTAAGTGGACGTGTATGTAATCAAAAAGTAGTATTAGAACGTTTACCTATTAAAATGCCTGAATTTATTACTTGGAAACCTTTCTGTACTGTTAAAAATGATAGAAATATGATAAATATGATAAAAGGGTTGGATGAAACACGAGAACGTTTTATAAATATAATTAAAAAAGATGAATTAGCTAAAAAATTAATTCAAAAATATGGTTCATTGGGACAACATCCTTTTGGAATGTCTCGTACAATTAAATATTGTAAAACTATTAAAAATAATGAATATATTTTTGAAAAAGATAAAAAAACAAAAAAAGATGTAGTTCATACTGATTATAATGGAAGTTATCATGTTACATTAACATTACCATATACTGAAAAAACAACTGATCTTAAATTTTTAAAAATGCACCAAAATTTTGCAAATCAACTACAGTGGTTAGAACCACTTATTTTAACTGGATTTTTTACAGGTGATGAATATGCTCCAGGAAGTATAAAAGAACGAACAAATGGTAGTTATCGTGTAATGATTGTTGGATGGGGTAATATTGCTGGAAGTGATATTCGTTTATTTAATAAAGGTCTTGGTCGTTATGCTAAAACACCAACATATTGGCGTGATAATTTTAAACTTTATGAAAGTAATAAATTAAAACCATGCTATAAACCTTCTCCGAAAGCTCAAGTAGAAGGTGCACTTACGACGTTAAGTACTGATTTTAGAACTTTTGGCGAAGATACAATTACTAACGAACGCATTTCTGGCGCTCCAATGAAAAAACCTAATGGAATTGAATTTCGTATTTTTGACCATTTTCATAGTCAACAACTTCAATCTTTATTATTATTTATAATACTTGTTGCTGAAAATTCTAGAAATAATCAATCAACAAAATATGTATATCAAAATAAAGATTGGATTAAAAGTGTTCATTTAATTATGAAAGATGGATATAGTGCTATTTTACCTAAAAATTATATTAAGGAAATTGAAGAACAACTTAATATTAAAATAAAATGTAATTCTTATAGAGCATATGATATATTTTTAGAAATATTTAAAACTTTATATAAAAAACATATAGATGGTTTATGGACAAAACTATTATTTGGTCTTCATCATAGTCCACTTACTAAAGAAAAATTAAAAAATGAAGTATATTATTTTTCAAGTGTTAATCAAAATGCATGGGGATTTGCTTTATTAATTAAAATGAATCGTAATAAAGAATTTCATAATAAAATGGTAGAAATGCTAACTAACTTAAAATTATTTGAATATATTAATGAAATAAATTTAGAAGAAATGGTATTAAATTATTTAGGAAAATTATGGAAAAAAGATACATATAAAATTATTCAATTTTTAAAAGATTTATTAATTTTATCATTTAAAAATAATAATATTTATAAAATTCAAAAATCTATTTTATTGATTAGATTAAAAGAAATAAATAAAAATACAAATAAATTGTTATTAAATGATTATTTTAATGTAAATTATATTTCTAAAAAAATAATATATGAAGAAAATAATAATAATAATTTAAAAAAATAAAATTTAAAAAAATAAAATTTAAACAAAAATAAAATTATTATTTTTTTTCTTTAGTTTAATTATAGTATGACTTTAATTAAATTTAATTTAGAAAATAAAACAAATGATTGTCGAAAAAAAGAAATATTAAATAAGCTTAATAAACTTCAAGAAGTTGTACATTCTGATAAAAATTATAATGAATTAGTTTATCATATTATTACAAATGCTGCTTTAAATAAAAAAAATATAAAAGTAAATTTAGATCATTATGGAAATTATAGTGTTATTGATACTAAAAATAAAATTGTAGGTGGAGGTTTATTTAATTCAACGGGAGGTAATTCATCTGTTCTCACACCAGTTAAAAATACTATTGAAAAAAATACAAACGTTAAATCGAAAATTACTGAAAAATCAATTGTTTCAGAAGAAGGTAATGATAAAACTAATTCTATAATAAGTAAAGAATCAAAACAAAGTATCAGTTTTTTAAATACAATATTTCCAGCTACTAATAGCACAAAAACACAGAGTATAGTAAAACAAAATAATAATGGAACTGATGGATCAAAAGGTGTTCTAGTACCTACTAGTGATGTTGAAACTGATGGTGCTGTTGAAACTGATGGTGCTGTTGAAACTGATGGATCAAAAGGTGATCTAGGACCTACTAGTGATGTTGAAACTGATGGAGCAAAAGGTGATCAAGGATATACTGGTGCTGTTAAAACTGATGGTGTTGTTAAAACTGATGATTCAATAGGTGATCAAGGACCTATTGGTGCTGTTGAAACTGATGGTGCTGTTAAAACTGATGATACAACAGGTGTTAAAGGAACTACTGATACTAGTGATGTTGAAACTGATAGATTAAAAGGTGTTCAAGAAAATAATAAAAATTCATGGTTGTCAAGATTATTTATTGGTGGAAAAAAACAAACTATGGAAGATGATGATAGTTCCTATCCTTCTTTTCAAACAACACTATTCCACGAAGATTCCGAAGATTTATTTATGGATCATGTTAAAAATATGTCTAGTAAAAAATATTTACGTTCATTAACAGTTCAAGAACTTAAAGATATTATGAAATCCAACCAAATGAATGTTACACATAATGGGGCTTATTATAATAAAGATCAAATGGTAAATAAAATATATCAATTTTATAAATAAAAATTAATTTATTTTAGATATAAAATGTATTTAAAAATATAATTTCTTTATTAATTATTAGTAATTAATTACAATGTCTAATTTAGAGAACGAATTTCAAAAAAAAACAGAAGAAGTTAAATCATTAACAGAAATGTCTAATAATAATAAATTATTTTTATATAAATATTATAAACAAGCCACAATTGGAAATAATAATACAGAAAAACCAGGATTTTTTGATTTTGTAGGAAGAGAAAAATGGAATGCTTGGGAAAGTGTAAAAGGTGTTTCAAAAGATACAGCAATGCATGAATATATTATTCGCGCAAATGAATTACTAAATGAATAATTTTAATTATTGTTTCATTTTTTATAAATTATAAATTTATAAAAATATAATTTTATATTTACTTATAAATAAAATTTTGCTATGTTTTAGGTTTTCATTTTTATTCCATAACCAGTCATACTATTTGCTTGAACCCATGGACTATCATTTTCAAACATATTATTTATACCTGCGATTGATAACAAAGGTCTTTGAGTATCTTGTTCTTGATCAAAAGTTTTTTCAATATAACGATATTGAACAACTGGTGGAGGGCATTGTAAATTATTTTGTACATATCCAACTCCTACTAGTATTAATCCAATAATAGCCAATAATAATATAATTGATTTCATATAATTTATAATAATATTTTAATTATTATTTTAATAAAAATATATTAAATTAATATATAATGGAACACCAAGATTTTACTACAGTAAATATAGGAAAACCTAAAATTAGTTTACCTAAAATAATTATGCCACGTAAGTATAATTTAGATTTACATAAAATAAAAATTGAAAATGAAAATGAATCTTTTCAAATTTCCAAAATACCTACTAAATTATGTCATGAAATAATTAGCGTTCGAAATTCTAAAAAATTAACACAAAAAAATATAGCAAATCAGTTAAATATTCAATTAAATATATATAATGAAATTGAAAATGGAAAAGCAATATATGACAAGAAAACAAAAGAAATTATTCAAAAAAAACAACGTTTATTATCGGTAAAATTTGAAAATAAATAAATGATAATTATATTGTTAATAAATTTGAAATATAAGAATATAATCGTAATTATAATTTTTATTATAGATTTATTGAAAAAGATAATGATTATTATTTTTAACTTATTATACTTTTTTTTTAATTTATTTATTTAACATATTTTTTATCCTATTTGTTATAAAATCATCCAATTTATTTAATGAAATGATTTCAAATATTGCGTGTCCATATATACTATAATCATTAAATATATTTTCAATTGAAAATTCATCTAACAATTCATTAGAAACATGATGTAAATCTTCTTGATGTAAATATTTAGCAAAATATTTATCTTCTGGAAAATTAGGATCATATAAAAAGTAATTATATTTAGAAGTAATATAGCTCATATAGCTTTTTTTTCTGAAACTAGTACCACCATTTCCATTATAAATACCTTTTAATTGAGTTATGTTTTCAGGCCAACGAGCTCCTATATAAGGATAATTTAAAAATTTTGAATTAAATTTTCCAAAAGCAATTGAATCATATTGATATAACAGTAAATTTTCTTCATTTATCGAATCCCAAAAAGATGATGATTTTAATAAATTACTATATTCATTAATGTTATTTATTTTTGATATAAAATGAAATTTAGCTTTTACATTTAATCTATCTAATACATTTTGAAATTTATATTGTTGTTCTTTTATTGTAAATATATGTAAATTCCATGAATCATCTACACTATATAGAAATAAATGAGTAATTAATTGAAATAAAATTTTATCAAATCTATCATCGATAAATATAAGCGCTTTTGTTTTTGATTCATCATAATCAATAAAGGGGTATTTAAGTTGTTCAATATGTTCTTTATTTTTATAAATACAATATTTAAAAAAATGCATTTTATTTTTAGAACCATAATAATACCAATTATAATGTAAAAATTTATTAATAATATTATCATTATTAACATCATTATATTCATTATCATCATCATTATTAAAGTTATTTGAAAGTTTATTATTTTTATTTTTACTAAGTAAATTAAATAATGATTGATCATAAAATAAACTATTAAACTTTGGATATTTATAATGAATATTTTGTACAATATTACTATAATCAGTATAAATTATATCTTTAGAAGTTGTTTTTTTAAAATATAACGATGAAATATTTTTTAATAAAATAAGTGAATGTTTTATATTTTCCAATATGTATTCATATTCATATAAAATATTATCTTGAATTTTTATAATTTTAAATTTAATTGTTTCATGTTTTAAATTTTTATTTTTAATATATAAATAATTTTTATTATTATATTCAAAAAATAAATATTGATATATTTCATTTATATTATATATATCAATAAAATAATCATTAAAAAATAAAAAATGATTATATTTCATATTTTTAAATATACTAATATATATTATAAAAAAAAAAAATATATTAGACTATTTTGTAAATAAAATATTTTGATTTATTATATATATGTATATTCAATGTTACATATTATATTCAAAAATAAATAATTATCTTCCTTCTAAATATTATAATTTAAAATTAATTAATAAAATAGGTGAAGGTAATTATGGCATAGTTTATGAATTAAATAAAAATTATGTAGTTAAAATTTTCAAAAATTCATTTGCTAATTCAAATATTAATAATGAATCAAATTCATTAATACCTTTAAAAAATGAAAATAGAGAAATAAATTTTTTTATACAATATTTAAATAATAAACAAAATACAAATAATAGTTTTTTTATTGATGTAAAAGCAATAGGTGTTATAATAAAAGATTGTGATTTATATAATATAAAAGTAAATAAAGATAGTTTTTTTATGATTATGCCATCGTGTATTTCCATATATAATTTATTAAACTTATGGAAAAAACCATTAATAAATGAAAAAAATGGGATTGAACTTATACTAAATATTATGAAAAGAATGATTTATATTCAATTATATTTATATAATGAATATAAATTATTTAATTTAGATATAAAATTAGATAACTTTATGATTGATAGGAAAAAAAAATTATCTATTGATAATATTATTAACATTGATTTAGGATTAATTAAAACAAAGACATCTGAAACGTATTCATTTAATTATAATTATAATATATGGCCAAAAGGTGATAATTTAAATTTAGATAAAATACCTTCATATTCGTTATGTATAAATTGTTTAGAAATTTTATTAGGGAAAAAAATATTAAATAATATGAATAATATATATATTCGAGAACAATTAAATATTTTAAAAAATAATGTTGAAGTATTTAATATATTTTATAATGGTTTATTATTAAAGTTAAATTTAAAACAATTATTAAAATTAATTTTAAGTTATTTAGAAAATAATAATAAATAATAAATATGTTATTATATTATAATATATTATAATATGTTTGAACAATTTAAAAAAACTGATCTATTATCTATCATTTCTAATATGAAAAAAAAAGAAATAAGTGATATGATGAATATTTATAATAGTAAAAATAATCAAACAATAATAAATACAATTAAAAAAAATAACAAAGAATTATATAACAATTTATTAATAAAAGATGATTTAAATAAACAAATTAAAACAAGTAAACAAAATAATATAAAAAAAAAAACTATTCTCATTAAAAAAGATAATTTACAAAAAAAAATAAGTTCTTTTCAAATTTCTATGAATAATAATAATATATATAAAAATATATAAAAATATATAAAAATATATAAAAATATATAAAAATATATAAAAATATATAAAAATATATAAAAATATATAAAAATATATAAAAATATATATAATGATAATGAATAATAAATTATTATATATACTTAAAATATTATAAATACTTATAATATTTTAAATAATATAATATTTTTTATTCGAATTAATAATAAATATATTATCCATAAATATGATTAATAAAGAATTAAAAAAATATATTAACAAATCAATAGTTCGTATTAATGCTGAAGTAATAGATATTAATATAAATATACCATATGAACTAAAAACACCATTAAAAGGACAAGGAACTGGGTTTTTTATAAATAATAATGGTTTAATACTTACATGTGCACATGTAGTAGAAAGTGCTAAAAATATATACATTGAAGTTCCAAATATATCAAGTAAAAAATATTTATGTTATATTGTTAGTATATGTCCTGAATTTGATTTAGCATTAATACAAACAAAAGAAATTTTCAATAAATATTATTTAAAAATGGGTAATTCACAAAAATTAAACTCAGGTGATAAAGTATTTGCTGTTGGATTTCCAAAAAATTTCTCTAAAATTAATGTAAATAATATAAAATATACAGATGGAATTATAAGTGGTCATCAAGATGGTTTAATTCAAACAGATACTGCTATTAATCCTGGAAACTCAGGAGGTCCTTTATTTTATAAAGATAAAGTTATTGGAATTAATTCTAAAAAATTAGTAGGTGATAATGTATCTAATATTGGCTACAGTGTTCCAATTCATTGTTTCCAAAGTATTTATAATGATAATGATTTAAAAAATAAAATTATATATCGACCTTCTTTAGAATGTGTATTAAATAATACAAATGAAAATATAGTAAAATTAATGACAAATAATAAAGAAAAAACAGGTGTATATATATCTAAAATTTTTGATAAATCAATATTAAATCAATTTAATATTCCTGAAAATTGCATATTAACAAAATTTGATAAATATAAAATAGATAATTATGGATATACGAATTATCGATGGATTGGAGAAAAAGTTCATTTAAATAATATTTTAAATAATTATAAAAATAATAAAAAAGTAAATATTTTTTATTATTTTAATAATAAAAAATATGAAAAAATAATTACATTAACAACATATATTCCACCTATTAAAAAAATATATCCTAATTTAGAAGAAATTCCTTATTATATAATTGGAGGAGCTATTTTTATGGAATTAACAATAAATCATATTCAAAATAATATAACAATCTTTATTACTCTTGATAAAGATGAATTAAAAAAAAAAATATTAATTTGTTCATTTGTATTTCCCAACTCAATGGCTGATATTTTAAATAATATAAAAAGCGGTGATATTATATCAGAAATAAATAATCAAAAAGTATGTAATATGAATCAATTTAAAAATGCTATTAAAGAACCAATTTCTTTTAATAATAATAAATTTTTTAAAATTGAAACAAATAATAATAAAGTTTCATTATTTGAATATAATCAGTTAAAAAAACATGATAATGAACTAGCATTAATATATAGATTTAATAAAAAAAATTTTAATGATTATAATAATCAAAAATGAAAATAATTACAAAAAATATTTAAACAACAGCAAATAAATTATCACCAACATAAACACCTTCTGGATTACTAAATGGTTTTATATTTTTTTTATTAAATTGTCTATTTACCATTTCATTATAATCATCGCATTTTTTACCTTTATTATTATTGTTATTTTCTTCTTCAAATTCTTCTTGAAATAATTTACATTTTTTCTTTAATTCTTCACGGTCAATTTCTTTTTTTGATTTTTTCTTACCATATTCACAATAATCTGGTATATCTTTTTTATTAATATAATTATTAAAATCAGGGTGTTCAATTATATTATAATTTTTAATTGTTTTACAACGTTTTGGCATAGGACATACTGGACAAATTGGACATACTGGACAAATTGGACATTTAGGACAAGCTTTAATTTCACTTTTTAAAATATATTTTGATAAATCAACTTTTGGACATGATGGAATATTACTTTTTAAAATATATTTACTCATATCAGGACACGATTTTACCATATTTTTAGTAGCAAATCTACTAGTGTCAGGTGAAGGTGGAATACTACTTTTTAGTACATATTTATCAATATCTTTATTTTTCGTTATATCGCAATTATAGCAAGATGGATATATTGCTTGTTTAATATCTTCTTCACAAATATCTTTTTGACATTCTTTTTCAATTGGAAAAGGACGAAATGGTGGTATTGGTTCACCTGGTGTTTTACATTTTTCTTTAGGTGGAGGTATTGTATTTTGTGGTAATCCCCATTTATATAATTGAGATGCACCTTCAGTTTGATCATTTGTAGAAGAAACACTTGGATTAAAATTTTCTATTAAACTTTCTTTTAATATAATATTTTTTTCATTTAAATTTAGAGGTGTATTTTGACTTAAATAAATACCTAAAATAGCTATAACAGTAATAAAAATAAGAAACCATATTAAAATATCATTCATATCTATATATAAAATATATATAAAAATATTTGTAAAAAAATAAAAATTAATCTTTAATATTACAACCCCAACATGGTATCTTATCTTTTCGAATATATTTTTTAAAATCAGGGTGTTCTTCAATATTATAACTACTTGGTAAACAATAATCTTTTGGATTTTCAAAAAATTTTCTTAATTTAATACATTTTTCATCATTTTTATATTTAGGATCCCAGCACATACAATTATCATCATATTCATAATTTAAGTGACAATAATTAGAAACTGCTTTTTTACATTTATCATTAATATTTAATTTATTATAATCATCTACATTCCATTTAACATCTAGACAATTACTAATATTACATGGATTTAATTCATTAATTGTATATGGACAATTATTATTATTATTTAATTCATTATCTAAATTATTTTTTTTCTTATGTAATTCATCTGGTATAATACATTTTGGAAAATTCTGTGTATAAATATAAAGTGCTTTATCAATATTATTACCAAATGATTTTTCACCAACAAATACATTAGAATAATAACTTTGTGGAGGAATATAAACATAATAATATCCCTTTTTTTTATAAACACGTGGACAAATTATTTTATTAGGGTCCTCTTCTTCTTTACAATATAAAGAATACTTATTTTTTTCATCCGAACAATAAGAATTACAATCAGGTAATACATATTTACAATTTTGAATACATTTGGTATATTTTTCTAAACTCGGATTTTCATTTGTTAAATATTGTTTACATATATTATTACAATTATCTATGCATGTATTTTTAATCATATTACTTTGATTATTACATTTATTCTGAAATCCGTCTAACACTACTTGTCCATTCATATTTAAATCTTCAAAAGGTTTTATCAATGGATTAGGATTATTTGTTTGTTTAAAAACGTTATCAAAACTATGTTCTAATATATTAGGTTGTTTATTAAAATTTTTATTTTGATTTGTAATAAAATATTCTCTAATTTCTTTTAATTCGGAAGAAGAAACAACTTTATTATAAATTAAAAATGAATATAAATACATATCAATATTCTTATTTTTATTAATTATAAAATTATTATTATTAAAATATATTTTATCTATTGGTGTAGATAATATATTTATTCCATCATTGTAAATATTTATTTGACTATTTTCATATATAATACATAATGATGATTTATTATAGTATTTTAATTTATCAGATGATTTAACTTTAAGTTTATCATTAATTACATATAAATAATCTTGATAAATTCCTATTTCAAATGAGTATTTATTATTTCCTGGGAAACTTAATAAAATTTTTTCATATATGTTACTTGATTTTGATGTATTAGAGTCTTTATTTTCAAAATTAGATTCAACTATTGAGTTAACTTTAGGCATATCATTTTGTTGATTTATTATCATAAATATTGTAAATGAATTTTGATTAATTATATTAGATGGAAATCCAGTAATTTTTGTATTTTGTAATTCAATATATCCGTTATCCATACTTCCTGACGGTATACTTGAAAAATATAAATCATTTCCTTTACCACTTAAATCTCTAAAAATAGTATTATTACTTTCATAAGTAGAAGCATCAGCATAACATATTATTTTATCATTAAAAATAAAATTTTGTGCATCATTTAATACACGATATAAAGATAATCCAGTAATAAATAAATATTTTATAGAAGAATTGGATTGATTTAATACCAATGAAATAAACATATTTTCATTTATATTTTGTTGTGTATTAAATTGAATTTTAAATAAATACCATTTTTGACTATTTTCATTATTTCCAATATTAACATTTTTAATAATATTATAATTAATTTTTGGTAAATAATTATTAAAATCTTTTTGAGGAATTCTAATTTGAACATATTTTTCTATATTAATTATATCAATTGAACTTTGTGGATCTAATTGAATCCAAAAATAAAACAAATAAGTACTATTTATTTCTACATTGCATTTTAATTCGTAAAAAGTATTATCCTGATTATTTCTTTGTTCTAAAACATAAGTTGATTTTTCTGGACTATTTAATTGAATAATTTTATTATAACCATTTTGATTTATAAAATTAGATACAGCCTTTCCATTATTAAAACTACCATTTTGTATTAAATTATTTTTAATACTATATTGATTATAGTTTGAATCTAATATATTATTTTCATTATTGTTTTCATTATTGTATTCATTATTTTTATTAGAATTTAAAAAGCTTTCTATGTTATTTTTATTCTTTAATTTATTTATATAAAGATATAATAAAAATAGAATGACTAAAATAACAATTAATATAACTATTATAGGAATCATATATCTAATTATTAATAAGATATATTTTTGAAATAAAAAATATTAAATTATAATTAAGTTTTTATTTTTAAATAATTAAATAGTTAAATTTTTATTAAATATTGTGAATGTAAAAGGTTCTGTTAAACTATTTGTTGTTAACCAAATTGTTTTATATGTATAATTAATTTTCATATTATTTGATATATTTGATAAATCAGGCATATTAATATTATTTGAAAAAGTATTCTGAATTCCACCAGATAGTCGTAGTTTATTTTTATTTATTTCATTTAAATTTTGACATGCACAATTTTTAATAGAACTATTAGAACTACATATTGCACTTTTATTACAAACATTACAGCAATAATGAACTTTACTAGTATCACAATAAGCATAATTTTTACCACCTGCTTTTTGACAATCACTCGCACTTGTAATATTTGGTTGATTATTTAAAGTATATGATTCTGTATAACTCTCAGGATAAAAGTAGTAAAGCATTGTTCCGATTGGGTTACAACTATTTGTAATACCATTTAATAATAATTCCTCTTGTATTGGTTTAATTGTAATTTGATTATGAAGGCCTTTATTAGATATAAATTGTAAACTATAACGTTGACTTAATTGTGTATTTATTTTTTCCTTATTAACACATGAAAAATAACGTTTATAAGCAATCATTATTATATTTTTCATTGGCCCTTTTATTTTTTTTATTTTTGTTGGTGATATATTTTTTAAAGGAATTGTACTAGATGTAAAAGTGATCATATTAGGTGGAAAACGGTAATCACTTGCAGTAGTTTTTTTATAAGTAACTACATCATAATTTAATTGAGGTTGTACATAATCAAATATTTTACTTTGTATAATACGTTTAAGTTCAGATTGATTATTTGAAAGTAGTTTTCCATTTAATAATTTATAAGATAAAAATGATTTTTCATTAATTCCTTGTAAATTAATAACACATCTTGGTAAACCATCTATTGCATTAAATGGTTGATTTAAATTACTATCATCATTATAACTTATAAAATTAATAAGTAAATTTATTCCATCTATAGTTTCGGTAATAATTACTCCACTTCCAACATAATCAATTTTATATTTTTTACCATATATAGTTAAAAATTGTTCACTTTCACTGTTAATATTAATATACATTGTATTCATAACACTATTACCATTCATATATGATTCATCTGTAGTCCAAAATCCAGTTGCAAATTTTGGCATTCTTGTTTGATAAATAGTATTATTTACTAAATTATTTATTTCGGTTAATTGATTACTTAAAAAATTTCCTTCTTCTTGTTCAAAGCTTTCAATAATCATTTTTGTTTGATTATTTTTTATTGTGTATATTATACCAGAAATAAAAAGAGCACATAATAATAAAATTATTAAAACTTGGTTATTCATATTACTATAATATTATATATGAAAAAAATAATAAATTAATTTATTCAAAAATAATAAATTAACTATATTCAAAATTTATAAATTAATTATTTAATTCAAATTACATTTTAATTTTGTTTCAATAGTATTTAAAGTAGCTTGTAAATTTGTTATATTTGTTAAATTAAATCCTAAAATTACCCATTTACCATTATTATATGGTTTATTTTCTAAATTAATTATAGAAGAATCATTATAAAATCCACTTTTTACATAACTTGGAACTAAATATTTCTTAGGGTTTGAAGTTCTTAAATTTCCGGATAATAATATATAATTCGAATTAACATCACTAGCATTTGTGGAGCCTAAATCATCTTTAGATAAAACTGTAGCATTTTCTAAAGTAATAATTTGATTTGTACCACCTTTATATAAACTCATATTTGTTTTATTATTATTTGGATCAAATTCAGCAAATTTTTGCCATTGACTTTCTTTAGTATATAATTTTGAACTACTTATACTAAAAGTACAAGGTGTTTGATTAGCATAGTCTATTTTATCAATATTCCAAACTAATGGTAAAGTTGAAGATTCAGATTCTATTTGTTCAGAATTATTTGAATTATTTAATTCATTTTTCACAATATTTTTACAACTAGTTAATAAATCAGAATAAGAAACAATAGAATTTTTATTTTCAATACAATTCGTTAAACTTAGAGCATTATTTAGTTGTGTATTAGTAGAACTACCATTTGTAATAAATTCTCTGTATTTTTTTAAAAGTGGTTCCATTAATGATGATGATATATCATTTTGCATAATTAAATTACTTTTACCATTTCCTTGTCCAAAATATTCATAATTTAATGATTCAACATTTTGTAGATCATTAACATATAAAATCAAAGCACTATTAAAGAAAAGTGATTTAAATTGTCCTAAAAATGAACACATGTTTTCTGTATATAAACCTTGTGTTAAAGGTGAATTAAAAGTGCGATTAATATCAAAATATGTTTGACATTCAGGATAATTACTAACTGAACTTAGTCCATCATTAGATATATAACATGTAGTTGGAGGTTTTACTGGATAATCTCTATAAGCAGGTGCACCAGTTGTAGAATTTGTATCAATCCAACCAGTATTATCAGATGATACATTATTTATACTAATATTTTTTATATTAAATCCATCAGTACTACTAGATGTTATACGTGCATACTTAATTTGTTCAATATTATTTGGACTAAAAGTTTTACTAATATTTTGATTTGGTATTGATTCAGTTGTTGTTATATTATCTTGTGATAATTTTGTTTCTTCTTCATTTAGCCATTGTACTATTATATTATTTTTTGTTCCAGCATTACTACCAGAACCTAATGTCATTTTTATTATTATTGAATTATTACTACATATATTATAATTTTGTTCTTCACCACTACTACTATCAGTATAAGTACCTGCAGTTGTACTTGCGGAACATCCTGTTCCATAACTACTTGCCTCATCTTGTCCAGGTAGTGGAAGACTTGTATTATTTATAAAACATTTTGTAAGTTGTCCTTTTTCATTATATGTACTACCAAATGTTGAATTATAACAAACATCCATATTAGAATTATAAGAATCAGTAAAAACTGGTATTGGTTTAACATAAGATGCCAATTTTAAATAATTTGACATAGGACTATAAAATAAATTATCAGGAATTTCCTGACCATTTGCATTTTTTTTCATTATTTTATATAAATTAATATACTTACCAGAATTATCTTTCAATGTAATAGTTACATTATTACCAGATTTATCTATAATTCCTATTAAATTATTTACTTCTAATTGAATAGAAGTCAAATCAGAATAATTATTACATATTATATTTTTAAGTACAAAACTATTTTTATTTATATTTAATTGACCAATGCCAACAAATGTATTATTTAAACAATTTGTGCTATTATCCTCAATTTCTTCATCCAATTCAAAATCTTCTTTTGATAAACTAAAAATTATTTGATCATTTATTTCTAAAAATGAAGCATATATACTAGGGGGATCAACATTATCATTGTAATTACCATTCCATTCACTTTCATTATTACTAGTAGTAGGCTGCATATTATATTGATTACCTCTATATACATAATCAACTTCATTTGAATCAACTGTTTGTTGGAACATAGTTGATAATGAATTAGGTTGACTAAAATTTTCTATAAAAATATTTTCCTTATTATTAATAGTATATAAATAGTATATTGCTAAAATAATAATTATAATGAAAAGTAAAAATAATATTGTATTTTTATTCATTTATATATAAATTATATAAATAAAAAATATTTAATTTAATACTAAAAATATAAAATAATTAATTGCTTTAATTATATTTATTATAAATTATAACCTTCTAAAATATTATTACTTTCTTTATCGTCACCTGTTTTATAATTAGACCAAGGCATATTTATTTCCAAAGGACAAACTTCATTGTTTTTTGTTTTTTTTGAATTTAATAAATTATTTAATGTTTGTGGAATTTTATTAGCTTCTGGTTGTATACATGGTAATAAATAATCATCATTATTATTTTTTGAACAAGGTTCTAATTTATTACTTGATTGATTATTATTATAATTATATGATTCATCTTGATTTTTCCAATAAGAATTATTATAAATCCAATCAGAATTATTATAAATACGAGAATTACTTTTATTTGAGCATTTTTTAGGTAGTGGGTTACGATTATTTTGTCCTGACTTATAATTTTCACAACCATTACCACCACATGACAAATTAATATTTACTGGAGATATACCAAGTCCTATACCACTATTAATACCTGTTTTTATATTATTAATATTATCCATTATGTTTTTTAAAAGACCATCATCTTTTGTTTTTTTTCGAATAATATCTTTTTTTATTTCGTCATCTTCCATTTGTTGTTTTAATTCTTCTTGTAGTTCCTCCATTTCTTGAGCTTGACGAATATGTTCTTCTTGTTCTTCTATTTGTTCTACAAATGTTTCTTCTTTTATATCTTCTTCATTTAAATATTCTTCTTCATTTAAATATTCTTCTTCATTTAAATATTCTTCTTCATTTAAATATTCTTCTTCATTTAAATATTCTTCACCATTTAAATTTTTATTTTCTTCTGGTTGTATATTTTCTTCAAAATCTGTTCCTTCTTCAAAATCAACTTCTTCTTCTGGAAAATTTGTTCCTTCTTCAAAATCTAATTCTTCTTCATTATTTGTAAATAATTCTTTATTTTCATTATTTCCTAAAAAATAAAATAAAGAATATATAATAAATGAAATTAATATAAAATTTCCTAAAAATACTACATCAAATTTATGTATGTAAAATAAGGTAATTAAAAATCCTAAAATAATAGAAATAATTAAATAATATTTATTTGTATCCATAATATATATTATTAATATATATAAATAATATGAATAAAAATATTTTAAATAAAAATATTTATGGTATTGAAAAAGGTATTATCGAATTAAAATATAAAGATTTTATAATAAATAAAAATAAAATAAAAATAAATAATGATTTTTTTAATAATAAAGGGTTTATTATATTTTATGCTCCTTGGTGTAAACATTGTCAAGATATTTCAACAGATTTAATAAATTTATCAAATGATAATTTATACATTTTTCCTATAGGTGCTGTTAACATAGAAGATATTAAAAATGAAAATCATCTATTATCTAAAAAAGCAAAAATAAAACAAATACCAACTATTAAATATATTAATAGTAAAGGATATTTATTAGATTATAATTATGACATAAATATTGATAATTTAAAATATTTTATTAATATGAATTTATAAAGTAAAATATTTGAACATAAATTTATAATATAAAATAATTTATTATTATTATATATATGAATTGTTCATTAAATATTCCATATTTTATGAAAAATAAAGAAATAAATTCAGATTATTTATGTGAAAAACATAATAGAAAAAATATTTTTCCATATATTTATTGGAAATGTAATAATAAAAATAAAAATATTAATATTTTTCGTTCACTAATAATGGAAGATCCCGATGCACCCAATGGTACATTTGTTCATTGGTTTATACCATATATTTCTGAAAATATTTACGAAATTAATGAAAAAAACAATATCTAGTATGTTTATTGGATATAATAGTTTACAAGAAAAATCTTATTTTGGACCATGTAATCCTGAAAATAAAAATCACCAATATATTTTTTATTTATATACAATAAATGGAGATTTTGATAAATTAAATAATGATGAAAAAATTGAATTTATAAAAACAAAATCTTCTATTCAATATGAAAAACTTTTAAAAAATAATAATTTTAAAATTATTGATAAACAAGAAAAAAAATTCTTATATAAAAAATTATGACTTAGTTATTTCTAATGGTAAAAAATATTGTGAAATAAATTTTTGAAAATTTTTTGGAGTTTTAATTTGTTTAAATTCTGTTGAAGAAATTAATTTTTTAAAAATATTTTGAATATCATCATTTGGATATAATTTACAAAAAGATATAAAAAAACACATAATTTTATCATATTCAAAAAAAGACATTTTATCATAATCAAGGTTTTGATAAATTGTTTTTATTATAAATATTATTTCTTCATTATTTGTTTTTTTATGTATATTATAAGCTTTTTTAAAAGAAATATTCTTTTTATTAAGTGATTCATTTACAATTTCATGTATTTTATAAGTATAAAAAAATAAATTATCTTTTTTTATTGATGTATCTAACAAATAAATATTTTCAATTATAAAGTTAAAGTGATTTTTGCATTCTTCACATGGTAAAATATATCCTAATGAATTATTAAATAATTTAAATATTTCTATACTATTATTATCATTAATTATATGAATCGCAAATGTATGGTACATATGCCATATTATAGGTCCCCAAGTTTTTCGACCATAAATATTTTCTTTAATTGTCATAAACTATAATAATATAATATTTATATTATTTTATTTTTAGTATAATTTTATTAAATTATGATAAAATTATATATTATAATATTAGTATTGATGGATAAACTTAAATCCAACGACTTGAATTTTTTATTTCTCATTAATAAATCTACTTTTCTTTTAGAATATATTGATGTATATTATCAAAAAGAAATACTTAATGATATAAATCGTTTTATAAAAAATTTAAATGATACATTTTCAAAGCAATATTTTGAAGATGACGAAAAAAAAAAAGAAAAAACATTTGAAATACTAAATAAATACTTTGAAAATTTAATTAATGATCAAATATTATATTTAATTGATGTTTATCATAAACATGATAAACAAGATATTATTATGAATTGTGAAAAAAAAGCTAATAAAATTATTTTAGAAAAAAAAAAAGAAGAGCAAAAAAATATAGAAAATAAAGTTCAATCTAAGGTAAATGATACAATGAAAACTATAAAGGATGATTTTTATAAACAAATTAATTTTAATGATCAAAATAAACAATTTGACAGTATTAATAATTTTGATAAGATTATTCAAGAAAAAATAGAATTATTTTTTGTTCATTTTGAGAAAAAACTTAAAAATGATATTGATAATATATTAAGTAATAATATTTACGAAAATGTTAATAAACAAATTAATGATAATAATTCAATATTAAATAAAAAGATTGAAGATTTTTTAAAATTTTTTTTGAATGAAGAAGGCACATACAATAATATATCTAAAAAAATCAAAAGTGATTTAAATAAAGTATATGAATATTTAGAAGAAAATAAAAAAGTATTAAAGGAATTAGAAAAAATTAAAGATATTATTTTAGAAAATGAAAAAAAAGTTTACAGTATTGAAAATAATATATTTAAAAAAGTAAATGTTAATTTTGAAGAAAAAGTAAAATTATTAACAAATATTTTTAATCAAACAATGAATAATATATCATCTAAATTAAATCATAAAATTGATGAAGTAGAAAAAAATGGAAATTCTTTTATACAAACAGATTTATTAGAAAAATTAGAACAAAAGTTAAATCAAACCCAAAATCAAAATAAACATTTAGATAAAAATAATTTTGAAATAAAATATAATAAAGAGAAAAATGAAATTGAACTTTATTATTTTCAAGAATTATTAACATCTACTAAATTAAATATAAAAGGTTTAATAGGTCCTCGTGGACCACCAGGACCACCTGGTGAAAAAGGTAACTTATCTATTATTAGAAAAATTAATATTGATAATGATAATAAATTAAAATTTACATTACAAAATGGAACCCAAGTTTATCAATTATATACTGAAGAATCATTACCACAAGGACCACCTGGTATAAAAGGTGAAAAAGGAGATCCAGGACAAATAAATGTAAATATTAAATGGAATCAAAATGATGTTATGAAAATTAATAAAGAACATAATGAAAGTTTAATTTTTCTAAAATCATTATGTATTGGTGAAAATAGTCATTGTTTAAAAAATAATTCATTAAGTATAGGAGGAGGAATATGTTATAAAGATAATTCTATTTCTATAGGAAATAATTCTAAAACATTTGATTCAAATAGTATGGCATTTTGTGGGAGCACTTTAGGAAAAAATTCAATATCTTATTTTTCAGAAAATGTAGAAGAAAATTGTATTGGAATTGGAAATAAATTAAATGAAAAATATAATATAGAAAAATTTTATATTAAATCTAAGGAAATATATTTTGATTGTGATGAATTAATATTAAATGATAAATTATTAAAAAATAAATATTTAAAAATATTAGAAGATAAAGTTAATTATTTAGAAAATGAAATTTTATTATTAAAAAATAATAATTAATAATTAATTTTTTATTTAATTTTAAAATTTTTTTCTATATTATTAATATAATAAAATGGCAAACGGAGGAGCTTTATATTTAGACAAAAAAGTTGGTGATTTACAATTATGGGAATTATATGTTGGATTTGTAATTTTACAACTTTTAATCGGAATCGTTATCGCATTCATTCAAGGTGTCTTTGATTTAACTGGTATTAGAGGTGCTTTAGGTCAAATAGTTAATCAAATCGGTTCTGTATCTGGAGCTCAAATGCCACAAAGATACTTAAATCCTATCGCAGCTGAAGTTAGAGAAGGAAAATGGTTCTCTAATCCATCTGAATAAATAATTAAGTTTATTTATATTTCAAATAAAATTTAAAATAATAGCATAGTTAATATTTTATAAATAATTTTATTTATAAAATATATTTTAAAATTAAATAATTATTAATTTTAATATATTCAGGGTATAAAATAAGATAAAAATTATATTTAAAAATTATTTAGTAAAATTATATTATGGAAAAAAATATATTTGAAAAAATAAGAAATGGGAATCACCTGCTGAAATTATTTTTAAAAATGAATATATAACTGCTTTTAATGATATATCACCCAACGCCCCTATTCATATTTTAATTATTCTAAATAAAAGTATTGAATCATTATCATATATATACAAGAAGAAGATTTAATATATAAGTAATATTTTTTTAGCTGCAAAACAAATTGCAGAACAATTTAAAATTAATGAATCTGGATATAGAGTTATTACAAATTGTGGTAAAAATGAGGGCCAAGAAATTCCCTATTTACATTTTCACTTAGTAGGAGGTCTTCCATTAGGAAATATGATTAGTTTACCTAAAATATCTAAAAAAATTTTTAAAGATAATTATAATAATAAATAAATTTTTTATTATTTAAAATTTTTAAATATTTAAATTATTATTAAGTAAATAATTTTATATAATTTTTATTATATAAAATTTATTATGTAAAATTTATTATATAAAATTTATTATGTAAAATTTATTATATAAAATTTATTATGTAAAATTTATTATATAAAATTTATTATTTAAAATTTATTATAAAATGGTTATTATATAAATTTAATTACCATTTTATTGATTTAAGCACATCCACCAATTTCCATTGGTTTTCTTCCTACATCTGGTTCAATAGTACTTTGTAACCATGGTGATACTTTTACTTGAGGATTAGGAGGTTCAGAACGTAATTGCTGGTTAGCATTACGTAATGTTTGACCAACAGTATTAATACCAATATGATAACCTGATTGTAAAAAGTTTCTATCTTTTAAAGAACCTTCTCCAGAAGGATTTACTTGTGCCCATAAGGTAGAATTATCAGAAGGTAATAATTCGTCTGCTGTTAATTGTTCTTTAGGAAAGTTTGTTTGATTTCTTTGAGAAGCATAGTTATTATCCATACTATAATAATCCATAGAATTTTCACTTTGTGTAAAGTGTTCCTTTATATTACTCATACTTTCTATTTCAGAATTTTTAGTTTCAGAATTTTCTTCTTCACAACTATCTGCCATATTTTCTTTAATATCCATTGAGGTATCTTCTGTATATTCTATATTAGTTTGAATATTTTTATTATATAGGTGATAGATAAAATAACCAATACCAAATATTATAACTAATATTATAATAGTTTTTAAAATATTACCAGTGTTAGAATTATTTTCATTTACCATATTATAATTAATACAAACAAAAAAATTTATAAAATTATTACATAAATAATTTTTTATAATTAAATTTTAAAATAAATTTTTACCAAATAATTATTTTTTTCTTTTTTTTAATATATTTATCATTTCTAACTTTTATAATAGTTTCTTTTTTTTCTTTATTTATAGAATTCTTATTATTTTTATTAATTATATTTTTTGTTTTATGTTTATATTCTTCAATATCTTCTATATTATATTTTTTATTTTTTTTATTCTCTTCTTCATTAACTATTTCATTAACTATTTCATTAACTTCTTCATTAATTTCTTCATTAACTTCTTCATTAATTTCTTCATTAACTTCTTTATTAACTATTTCATTAACTTCTTCATTAACTATTTCATTAACTTCTTCATTAACTTCTTCATTAACTTCTTCATTAACTACTTCATTAACTTCTTCATTAACTTCTTCATTTTCATTTTTATTATTTAATTTTTTATGATTTTCTTTTTTTTCTAAAACATATTTATTATTTTCATTAATAATTTTTTCATTAGGTAATGATTCTTCAAAAGTTATTAAATTAGATAATGGAAGAATATCATTTTTATTTATTATAATTTCATTTAATTCTAGTTCTTCTTGTTGAATAAAATCTAATAAAGTCCATTCTTCTAATAAATTATCACTTAATACTCTTAATCCATTAAACATTAAATTCATTGAAATATATGTATTTTTATTTAATAAATTTATTTTTTGAAGTAATTCATCATTGTCATCAATAATAATTTTAATAAATTGTAAATTTTTTTGATTATCTATTGGACGTTTTACTTTTATATCTAAATCAAATTCATCTAATTCAATATTAAACCATTTGATACTATTTTTTTTTATATTTTCTTGACAAATTTCATGAATTTTATTTATAATTATCATAAAATGATTATTATTTTTATTTATATTATTATTTTCCTCATTATTAATTTCTATAATGATATATTTATTTGTACTTTTATGTTTATTTGAAATATGTAATGGTTTTAGTACTTTTAAAAAAGATGTTTCAAATTTATAATGAGAATTATCAGAATATGAACCATTTATAAATCTATTTTTATAATCAAAATTGAATTGTAAATCTTGAAAATTATTTTTTGTATGGTTTATTATATATTCCATTTATTATTTATTATTAATAATTTATTTTTTAAATGAAAACGCAAATTATGCATTTATGTAAATTTTTGATATATTAATAATTAATCCTAATTTATTATTTTCTTCAGAATTTTTTCTAAAATCCCATAAATTATTTAATTCTAATTCTATATCTACAAAAATATTTTTATCTAAATCAAAAACAGTTTTTAAATAATTATTTTTTTCATCTTGAAATTTAATTTGTATTTGAATATTATTTTTAAATTTTTTTAGCCTACATATTAGTAAATCTTTTTTATTTTCCCTAGTTTTCATAATAGGTTTAAACTCATCATTTTTACATTGAAAATCAATAGTTATTTTTTCTTCTAATTTTTTTATAAACATTAAAAAATCATTATGTTCATAATTTTTTTCATCTAATTCAAATTTTAAATAATAATTATCATATTCTTGATCAAGACCAAATGGTAAAAATACCTTTTTTAAATTTATTTTTATGGATTTATTTGTTCTTTTATTTTTAATTTGATAAAAATTATTTGTTTTTTTTTCATATATAATATTATCAATTTGTGTTAAATTCATTTTTAATAACTATATCAAATTATAATATAATTATTTATATTATATTTTATTTAAGTATATTACATTATTATATATTACATAAATAATAGTAATTAGTTATTTTTTTAAAATTTTTTTATGTAAAATATTATGGATATTAAGACTAATATTTGTAATCAATTTATAGATATAATATTAAGTGAAGTTTCTAAAAAAGAAATTAAAGAAAAGCTAAATACTCATCTAGTAGAACCTAGTTTAACTTATTTATTCGAAAGAATGTATCCTTATATAATTCTTACATCAGTTATTTTTATTTTAATTTTACTTATGGCGATCATAACTATTTATATTTTAATTCGTAAATAAAAAATTTATCTCATATATTTTTTATTTTTTATTTTTAATTTTTGTTATACATAATTTATTTATTATTTCTTTAGCATTTTTTTTAATAATTTGTTTTTCATTTTTTGTTTTATTTTCCCAATGTTTAACTAATTGAGATGTACCATATATTTTTTTAAAATATTTTTTGTGAGTATTAATTAAATTATAATATAAATCATGCCATTCATAACACCAATTATTTTTTTTATAATCACTCATTTTCAATATATAATTATAAGATGAAAAATATGGTTTTTTCATCATTAATCCACCGTCAGAATATTGTGACATACAGTATACATTTGGTACCATCACCCAATCATACGCATCAATAGTCCACTCCATAAAATATTTAAATACATATTTAGGATTAACTTGTAGTAAAAATAATAAATTACCTACATACATGAGTCGTTCAATATGATGTGCATAAGAATAATTATTTATTTTTTCTATTATATTATCAAATGGTAGAATATTTGTTTTTAAATTACCCCATATATAAGATTCTTTTAATTTATTAGTATGATTCATAAAATTTTTATTTAATGTATTGTTATTTTCTTCTAAATAAATTGTTAAGACATAATTTCTCCATCCAATAATTTGTCTAATAAATCCTTCATATGAAGAAATGGGTATTTTTTTTTCATATTTTTTAATATAATTTAATACTTCTGTATCAGTAATTAAACCTATATTCATCATTGGACTTAATACACTATGAAATAAAAATGGATCTCTCAATGTTTCAGCATCTTCATAAATACCAAATAAATAAAATTTTTTTTGACAAAAATATTTTAACCATTTTTTTGTATCTTTATGAGTAATTGGATAAATAAAATTTTCTAATGAACCATAATTATTTGAAAATTTTATTAATACATATTTTTTAGCTTCATTTATATAATTATTTTTATTATGTTTGTATAAATTTATCATAGTTGGTATTGGTTCATTTTCTGGTATTTTTTCACGATTTTCTTCATCATATGTCCATTTACCTCCAACTGGATCACCATTATCTAATATCAATAAATTTAAACGTCTTCTTTGAATTTTATAAAATTCAGAATGCGAATATTTACCATTTTTATAAAAGTTTTTTTTATTTTCTTTAATAAACTCATTAGAAATTAAAAAATTAGGACTATTGTGTTCAATTATTAAACAATTTTTAAAAAAATTATTTATTTTAATATGTAATTTATGGTCAAATACTTGATAATATTCAATTTGTTTTTTATTATTAATGCATTCTTTTTTTAAAAATATATAAAAATCGTTTTTATTTAAATCTTCAAATTCTATATAGTGAACATTTATTTTTTTACTTTTTAAATAATCATAATAATATTTCATTGATGCACGATGATATGCTAATTTTAATTTATGATAATTATAATCAGTAAAAAATATAGGTTCTTCTATTAAATAAACTTTTTTATATTTTAAAATATCACACTTTTTAAATAATTGAGTAGGGAAAATAAGAAATATATCCATAATATAATTATACAAAATATATTATGTTTTTATTATAAAAATCAATATTATATAATCAATATTATAAAATAAATTTATTTATGATTAATATCGTTTAAATCTATAATACGGTCAACAATTGGATAAATTTCTTTATCATGTGTAATAATTAATAATGTTTTATTTTTACATTCTTCTTTAATCATTCTTAATACTTTATTAATTGTTTTTTGATCTAAACTTGCTAAAGGTTCATCAATAATTAAAATATTTGCTTTTTTTGATTTTAATATTCCACGAACCAATATAATAATTTTCTGCATACCTAATGATAAATTACCTCCATTAACTTTAACATTTTCATAAATATCATTTGGTAAATTATCAAATAAAGTTTTTAAATCATATTTATTTAAAAATGATATAATTTCATTTTTTGTATATTTATTTCCGTACATTATATTTTCAATTACAGTTTTTTCTAATAATACAGTTCTTTGATTTATATAAACTACATTATTTCTTAATGTATAATTATTTATTTTATTAATATTTTTATTATCAATATATATATTTCCCTCATAAGGATGTAAATTTATTAATAACTTTGATAATGTTGTTTTACCGGAACCTGATTTACCAATTAAAGCAATACTTTCTTTATCTTTAATTATTAAATTTACATTATTTAATATTTTTTTATTATTATATCCAAAATATAAATTTTCTATTTTAATATTTCCAGATTTAATATTATTATATTTATTAGTTGATTTTATGGTAATTAAATTTTTTAAAAAATCATGACTTCCTAAAGCTATACCATAATAATGTAATATGTTTCTTAATACTTTAAAAAAAGTCATAAAATAAATAATAAAATAAATAAGTAAAATAAATAATAATTTTGAATTATCTATTTTTTGATATATATATATATATAAATTTGTACAAATAGATATTCCAAGTACAATGTATAAATATGTAGATAAAGTTATATTTTTATTCTGAACATCTTTACTTATTTTTCCATATTTATCCTGTTTTAATTTTATATTTATTTTTTCATTTTCATTTTCATTATTAATATATGTATTTAATAAATTATTATATTTATTATTTAAATCATCCATTACTTTATAAAAATTTTCTTCTTGTTTTGCTTTTAATAATATTATTTTATAACCTTCAAAATAAATAAGAAAAAATGAAATTAATAAACAAATAAATAATATTAATGCTATTTTTTTACTTATTAACACAAATATAATTATAACAATGCATAACATAACAATAATATTAGGAATAATTTGTGTAAATAGGTCTAAAATAAAAAATTTTAATTCTAACGTAGAATTAATAATTCTATTTATTACATCACCTATTTTAATATCTTTATATGAAGATGAATATTTATTTATAATAGCATGAAAAAATTTAGTTCTAGAATTATCTGTTATATCAGATAATATTTTGTTTGTTAATGAATTAATAATATGATTGACTATAATAATAATTATAAAATAAATAATCAAATAATATAAATATTTTAAATCTTTTTTTTCTGGTGTAATTTTATTTAATAAATAAGAAAGTCCTAATGTTTCTATTATTGAAAAAATTATGAGAGCTATTAAATAAGAATAAACATATTTTTTATTTTTATTTATATAATCATCATAAAATAATTGAATTGTATTATACACGCTCATAATAATGTATTATATAAAAATATTATTTATTATTAAAATAATAAAATAATAAAATAATAAAATAATAAAATAATAAAATAATAAATTAATAAAATAATAAAATAATAAAATAATAAATTAATAAAATAATAAAATAATAAATTAATGATAATTAAAAAAATTAAAAAAATAAATACTTAAACTATATATGTCATTAAATGAAACTAACAATAATAATAATAATAATCAGTTTTCAGATAGACAATCAAGACTTATTGATTTTTGTATAAATAATATATCAAATACAAATACACAAATTAATTCTATACTTGAATTATTGAAAATTAATCAACAAATTTTAAATAATTTAATTCAAGATGATATATTTAATAATAATAATATAAGAAACAATCTAAGTAATAATTCAAATAATAATTATATAAATAATCAAAGACATATTCCAAGTTACAACTTAAATAACAATCAAAGCAATAATACTAATAATAATTTAAGTAATAATTATATAAATAATTTACGACATATTCCAAGTAGAAATTTAAATAATAATACATCAGGTAATAATGCAAGTAATAATACATCAGGTAATAATCAAAATAATAATTTAAATCATTTTTTTGATAATTTGTTATTTTCTTATTTTACTAATTCATTAATACCAACTCAAATTAATAGTGAATTATTATATAATAATCCATTAAGTAATCTTAGACAATCAAATTTTTTTAATAGAAATGATATATTATCATTTAATAATCGTTATAATTATCCTCAAATACATATACAAAGATTTAACCCAAATAATTTATTTAATCATAATGAGTCAGATTTTTTAAATCCTGTTATTATTAGACCTTCTAGACAACAAATTAATAATGCGGTAGAAACATCTGAATTTAGTGAAATTACAAATCCAATTAATACTTCTTGTCCAATTACATTATCAGTATTTTTACCAAGTTCTGATGTTTCAAAAATAAAATATTGTGGACATATATTTTCAAAAAATGAATTAGATAATTGGTTCAGAGAAAATACAAAATGTCCAGTTTGTCGTTATGATATTCGAGATTATAATAATAGTATACAAAATAATAACATTAGTAATAATTTAAATTCAAATAATTTTAGTAGTCATAATCATAATACAGAATCAGTTTTGGAACAAGATAATTTAGATATTCCTGCTCATATTGAAACAAGTATATTAAATTTATTTAATCACAACTTAAATTATAATATATTAAATTCCAATAATAGTAATGAACAAAATAATAATGAACTTGATAATGATGATATTTCTAATAAAAATAATTATGATGACAATGAATGTGATGAAAGTGATATTGATGAAAGTGATATTGAAGATATTTTATAACTAAAATTAATTATATAACCCAATTTTATAAGTTTCTTTTATTTCTTCTCTTGCATCTTCATAATTATTAATTGGATGAGGATAAGATATATTTTTATATTTATTATAATATTTATACCATTCATGTATTTCTTTAGATGGTACATCTTTTAATTCTGGAACCCATTTTTTAATATAAATACAATCTGGATCAAATTTTTTACTTTGTGTCCAAGGATTAAAAATTCTAAAATAAGGTTGTGAGTCAGCACCACTTCCACTAGACCATTGCCAATTTCCATTATTTACTAATGGGTCATAATCAATTAATTGTTCAGCAAAATATTTTTCTCCAATTCTCCAATCACAATTTAATATTTTAATTAAAATCGCACTAGTAATTAATCGTCCTCGATTATGCATAAATCCGATGGTATTCATTTGGCGCATTGCAGCATCTACTACTGGATAACCAGTTATTCCATTTTTCCATGATTTTATAAATGTTTTATTATTTTTCCATGAAATTTGATCATATTTTTCTTTTAAACTTTTACCTTGTAAAACTCTTGGAAAGTAGTAACCTATATAAAAATAGAATTCTCGCCATACTAATTGTGAATTTAATGTACATTTTTGTCCGAATTTTTTATTAAATAAATGATAAACTTCTCTTATGGAAATATTACCATATTTTATATATGATGATAAATGTGTTGTTTCATAAGTTAAATCATTACGGAAATCTTCATATTTATTAAATTTATTTATATTATCTAATATAATAAGTGCATTTTTACGACCCCCGTGAACCATAATTTCATTATTAATTTTATAATATTTTTGTAAATCATTTAATGAAATTGTATTATCTTTTTTAGTGATAAAAATATTTTTTTTTTCCCATGGAGATTCTAAATTTACTTTTCGAATAGTAAATTCCCAACTATTTTTCCAGAAAGGTGTATATTTTTGATAAGGAGTGCCATCTTTTTTTAAAAAAGTACCCATTGGAGATAATAAATAATCTTCAACTAAAATTAATTCCTTTTTTTCTTTTTTTAAATATATATTTATTTCTTCATCACGTTTAATAGCATATGGAGTATAATCTTTATTTGTATAAACTTTATCATATTCATATATTTCTTTTATTTTTTCAAGAATTGAAATATTTTCACCAAAATAATAATGTATATATCCTTTATATTTTTTAACTTCTCCGTTTAAACAATCTAATGATTCAATTAAAAATTGAAAAGAATTAGATGAAAAATATTCATTTTTTTCAATTTGTTCTGGTGTAAATATAAATATTAATAATACTTCAGTTGATTCATTGATACATTGAATCAAACCTGTATTATCAACTAATCGAAAATCTCGGCGAAATATAAATAATGATTTCATAATATTTTATAATATAAAATATTATTTATATTCTAATATTTTAAAATAAATAATATAAAAAATAAATTATTTTTTATATAATCTATTTTATACCTTCGCACATTTATCATATAAAATTTTTGAATATATAATTTTATTATCAATATTTTCTTTGTCTAAGTTTTTTTAAATTACTAAAATATTGTTTATAATGTATTGCACATAAATGTTTTAATAATATATTATTTAATGATTTTTGGCATACTTTTTTGCTACAATTATTACCATTTTTTAAAATAGTTTCGCATTTATAAGTAAATTCAAAGTCACTTATTTTTATCTTATTTCTTCTCCATTCATAAGAAGCATTATCAAAAAAATCACTATCAAATTCTTTATCCATAATTATAGATAAACTAATATAAAATTTTAAGTAATAATTATATAGTAATAATTATATAGTAATAATTATATATTAATAATTATATTATTTTATAATTATTTCTTTATATTATATTTTTTTTGGTCATTAAATACAAAAAATTTTGCAAATATAAATGATTGATTATAATGAATTGCATTATAAATATGTATAAAATTATTCAAATATTTAGTTAAATTTCCATGAAAATAATTTTTACCATTAAAATATACACTTTTATTATCTCCAATATAACTAATTTGTCCTTTATGATAATATTTAAATGAATCTACTTTATCAAAATTAAAATTATTATTAAATAAAGATGCAACATATTTACCTTCTTGTGATGCAACTTGAGCACACGGAGGAAGTTTATTATAACTACAATCACCAATAGCATATACATTTTTTTGTTTTACATTAAATACTTGTAAATATTTATTTACAGGAATTCCATGTGAACAATTTACACCTAAAGATTTATTTATTTTTTTTGATAATTCTGAAGATTTGATTCCGCCACACCAAAAAGCAATATCATATGGAATAGTTTCATTTGTTGTATATATTTTTTTATTATCAACATGTTTTACAAATTCATTCATATATATATTAATGTTATTTTTTTTCCAATAATTTAATATATATTTTTGAATATTTTTATTTGATTGAATTATTGGTGCTTTTAAACCATCAATCGCATTAATTTTATATTTTTCATAAATTTTTTTTGATTTTAAATAATCAATTAAATAACCACTTAATTCAACACCAGATAAATTTGTTCCAATAATAGCTATATTTTTAGGTAAATTATTTATAGAAGATTCCTTACTTAATAATTTTTCAATATTTTTTTGAATAGAAATAACATCTTCCTGTGTTTTTATTGAATAACAATATTCGTTTACTCCTGAAATATTAAATGTATTTACTTCAGAACCATGTGAGAGTATTAAATAATCATATTTTATTATTGATAAATTAGATTTATTATCTGAATCCAAATATACTTCACTTTTTTCAAAATCAATAGATGAAATTTTATTTTGAATATAAATTATATTTTTATTTTGTGTAGTGCATAAATTTAATATTGGAAAATTAATATTAATTGGATTAAATATACTATTAATTAACAAAGGTGTATATAAAAAATTACTTGTAGGGGAAATAATAATAATTTCATATGGAAGATATTTTATATTTAAATTTTTTAAAAAAGAAGATGCTCCCCATCCACTTCCAACAACAATAATTTTTTTTCTATTATTTATTATATTAGTCATAATAATATAATAATATATATTTAATTTAATATTTAGTATTAAACTAAAGGATAAACTTGCCAGAATCCTATATTAAATGATTTAGTTATATCAAAATAATTAAATATATCTTCATACATAGAAGCTTGAAGATTTCCATATAAGTGTTTATATAAAATAAAATATACATTTGCTTCATATAATATTGGATTTAAATTATTATCCATTTCCATATCTAAGGCATAAACTTGAAAATGATTTTGATTTGTTATACAATAATTAGTTAAATCATTTTTATTTGATTCAATTATTTTATTTATATTTACTTTTAAATTTTTTAAAAATATATTAAAGTCTAATCCTTTATTGTTTAAATATTGTTTAAATGTTTTATGAGAGTTTGGTCTTTTTGTTTCCATTGTTATTTTATCAACTATACCCCATTTATCATTATCACTATTATCTGAATAACTTGTGATAATATCTGAGAAATTATTACTATCTTTATTAAATTTATTTATTGAATAAGATAAATAAAAATCTTTAAATATTCCACTTGTTAGTTTATTATTTTTCCAGAAATTTACAAGATAAAATCTAAAATTAAATTTATATCCATCAATTAAAAAAGGATTATTTAAATAAGGTTGAACTAAATTATATTCTCGTTTTCCTAAACAAACATTATCTGTACATAAACTAATTGATTGGTTTTTATATTTATCAAATAAACTAATAATATATTCATATGAATTTGTTATTTTAATACCCGTTTTTCCACCTAAAAAAGCATTTTTTAATATAAATTTATTATTTTCTATTTTATTGTTATAATCTTGATAAAATATATTTTTATCATCTGGTATTAAGTATGTTCTAGGCATAACAATAGATGATTCTTGAACACCATATTTTTTTACAAGTTGTTGCCATAATCTTACTTTATTATCAAGAATACCATGATAACATGTAAATTCAAATATATTTTTTTTATTATAATTTATATTTTTATATAAAAAATTTATATAATTATTCATATAATTATAACTATGGCGTTTATATTCATCTCTAAAATCTGGGTATCTCCAAATTTCATAATTTTGATTTAATCTTTTAACATATATGGAATAATGAATAGGATCTTTTCTTCGTGCAGATATATTTATACCATTATAATTAATATAATTTGTAATTTTATTTATTTTTATATCATTATTATTTAATAAAAAAAATACAAATGGATTATTATCTAAAACATCTGTATAGTCATTTATTTTTTTATTATTTTTAATATACCAATCACTAATATTAGAATAATTATATAAATTATTATTTGAATAATTATTAGAATAATTATTTATGATATTAAATATAAATATTATTATACATAAAATAATTATATATATAATTATTTTATTATTCATATATATATTTATAATATAATTATATAAATATTTATAATATAATTATAATATAAGTTTAATATATTATTCCAAAATTATGAAGTTCTTTCATTTTTTCATTCCAATATAAACGGTTTAGGTATCCATGAATAGAATTATTTTTTATAAAATTAGTAAAAGGATCACTTTTATTTGAAAAACATTTATTATACTCTTTAGGTAAACCATAAATTCCTATTTTTTGTTTATATTTTTGATATATATTAACACATGTGCGTCCTAAGTATATTTTTTCTAAATTTTTTTTTATTATTTTTTTTTTATATACAGAAAAATATAAATCAATTATATTTTCTTCTTGTATAATTTTAGATTGTATATCATTTTCAAGAATATATAATCCATATAAAGAATTTATATATATATTGTCAATAAATTTTACAGAGCTTTTTTTATATAAACTCAATATTTGATTATATCTTTTTTCTTGTTTTATTTTATCTTCATTCGCATATAAATAATTAGATTTTGTATAAGATGAATATGATTTATTTATATTTTGTGTATCAAAATCTAAATCTAATTGAAGCCAATCACATATAAATAATATAGAATTTTTTATTTATATTTGTTTTATTAATTTTTATATTTTATATGTTATAATTATAAAAATGAATAATTAAAAAATAGTTTGTGTAAGTGGTTATTTTGATCCAATACATGTTGGACATATAGAATATTTTAAATTATCAAAACAAATTGGAACAAAATTGATGGTTATTGTTAATAATGACCATCAAGCTATATTAAAAAAAGGTAAGTCTTTTATGCCAATGGAAGAACGAATTAAAATTATACAAGAATTAAAATGTGTAGATTTTGTTATACCATCTATCGATCAAGATAGAACGGTATGTGAAACTTTGCGAAAAGTAATACCAAAGCCAGATTATTTTTGTAATGGATGTGATCAAAATAATAATACTATACCAGAAGGACCAATTTGTCAAGAAAGAGGTATTGAATTAAAAGATGGTTTTGGTGATAAAATACAATCATCATCTTGGCTAATTAAAGGAAGTAAATAAATATTTATAAAAAGATAAAAAATAATTTAAATTTATTATTTTTAACAGTAATAAAATAAATCTAAATTACATTATGGAAGAAGAAGAAAAATTAAACGATTATGAGAAAAAAAAAATTTCAAAAAATATAATATCTAAAAATACCAAAGAACAAACTATTGTAATAAAAGCAGAAGTTTGTGATCATAGATTAAAATTATTAATTTTAAATATTTTAATTATAATTGCTTGCTCATTAATTATATATAAATTATTTATAGAACCTTATTTTTATCAATCTAAAAGAAAAAATATATCCAAATTTTATCATGTTTTAATTAAATATCATAAAAAATATACAAGTATACAAAATATATTTTTATTTATTATTTTTTGTTTTATTATTTTTATATTTTTAACATTTAATGTAATTGAATTACAAAATATAGGAATTATTTTATTAATTACATTTTTTACAGCAATTGCTCAAGAAGGAGAAGAATTTTTGTTAGGAGCATTATTATCTGGAATATCTGCTTATATATTTATTCGCGTAAAAACATATTTTAGTTCAAAGAATCATAATTTTGATAAATGTGGAATAAATCATTTTAAATATATCAAATATAAATGGAATAAATTATTACATGAATAAATTATTTTATGTGTATATAAATATATAAATGTTGCTTGTAGTTGGTGGTGGAGGAAATGGTCAAAGTTATTTTATGGATTTTTTAATGAAAAATAATATTTTAATTAATGAATTTCGTGATAGAGATGGTTTAAAACATGTACATAGCTTAAATCATATGAATAAAGTATTACAAAAACCACATAATAATAAAAAAGTTATAAAAAAAATTATATTTTTATATAATCATCCTTATAGTGCTGTTATGTCTCATTTTAGAAGAAATTGGCAATTTGCTCAAATGAAAAAATTAGGTAATCCTTGTCAATTTAAAAATCGTTCAGAAGCAACATTTGAAAATTTTTCCAATCTTGTATTAAAAAATAATAAAGATTTATTTGGATTAGAATATCAATTTAATAATTGGATTCAAGCAGAAACAAATATTCCTATTTTATTCTTAGATTTTAATGAAATAAATAATAAAAAAGAAATATTAAATACATTTTTAAAAAAAAAATTAGATTATAGTTCTTTTATAGTTAAGGAACGAAATTCTAAAAATAATGAGAAAGACCCTTTATATTCTATTTATGAAAATTTATATCAATCAATGAAAAATAAAATTAATAATTCTACGCGTAAAAATATTGTTAAATAAAAATAATTATTATTTTAGTTATATAATTATTATTTTAGTTATATAATTATTATTTTAGTTATATAATTATATTTTAGTTATATAATTATATTTTAGTTATATAATTATATTTTAGTTATATAATTATTATTTTAGTTAATTATAATTATTATTTTAGTTATATAATTATATTTTAGTTAATTATAATTATATTTTAGTTAATTATAATTTAATAAAATTAGAGAACAGGATAACTTGCTTGTAAAAGAACTCCACATTGTCCATCTCCATTATTATATTGAGAACCACGTCCAATATAAATATATCCATTATCACCCCATGTAGTTCCCCAAGAATTTTTAATTAAATAAAAATCACCATTAGTATTACTACCATAACCAACAACTAATACACCATGGTCTAAATTTGTACCACAACTTCCAGAAAATACACCAGATTTATATAATTGAAATTCTTTTTGGTCAGCTTCAATTGCTACAGAAACTGGTTGCTTTGATATTGCTTCCATCATACTATTATCTGAACTTTTTGGAACATCTATGTGACTTTTGATAATACTATTATCGACTAATTCACAAGATGTTTGACAAGTACCAGCTGTTTGTGTAGTTCCAGATACATATGGATATTCTTCTTCAGTGCATAAACCGCCATTTTTACCAATCCAATTAAAAGCATTATCCATTAAACCACCATTACATCCATGATCTTTACCACCATTTTTAAAATTATCACAGTCAACTAATTGTTGCTCAGAAAATGAAGGTAATTTTCCATATTTAATATAATAAGCTCCTTCTAAAGCTCCAGTAGTTGAAAAACTCCAACAAGAACCACATTGACCTTGATTTTTAACAGGTGTAACACCACCTTTTTCTACCCAATTTACAGATGTAGGTAATGATTCTATATTTTTTAATGTTTCAGTTCGTAAATTATTTATACGAGGAACATATCCATTAAATCCTAAATATGATCTAAAATCTTCAATATTCATTCCAGAAAATTGATTATGTCCTAATATATAAGTTAAATTGCGAGAATTGTGTAAATCAATAAATTTATCATTATCGACCCATTTAGAGAATAATTCATTATAATGAACATCATTATAAATTTTTATTGAAAATTGTTCTTTCCATTCATTGAAACGTTCAATAAATGTTGAACTAGAAACAGTTGTTGCTAGTGAAAAAAATAAGAGGCAAAATTTTGATAACTGCATTGTATATATTATATTTACATTTATTTTTTTAAATTAAAAAATAAATTAAAATTAAAATTTTAAAATATATTTTTAATGGTTTTAATTGTAAAAGGTTTAAAAAATATAAATAATATATAAAATATATTATGTCTAGGATAGATGTTTTTTTTACATCATGGATAGTTATATGGGTAATTTTATATTATTTTAAATTATTTCCTTATAATCCTAAAATAATATTAGCATGTGCCATAATTGTTTCATTAACTATATTAGTAACAATGATATATAATAATGTAAATATTAAAAATATTGTATCATTTATAATTATATTTATATTAACTAAATTATTTCCTTATTATATTGTTGAAAATAAAGAAATTAGTTATTATGATATATATTTTTCTTGTATAATATTTTTTATTTATTTAATTTATTTAAAAATATTATTTGGAAATACATGTGATATTATTCATAAAGTTTATATTAAAAATATTTGCTATGGTGAAAAACAACCAATTCCATTAAAATTATTTTATAAAATAAAAGAATATTTCATAAATTAAAATCGTACGCGTTTCTTATTTTTAATAATAAAATATAATACCAAAATTATTAATATAATTAATAAAAATATAACTAAATAAATTGGATTTATTTTCTTTTTCTTTTTCTTTTTCTTTAATATTAATAAATCGCTATTTTCTAATTTGTCATCTTTGTTAACATCATATTTATTATTATCAATATTATTAGAAAGTTCATTGTTATTTTGTTTAATATCTTTTAATTCTACTACTTTTGGTTTTTCTTGACTTTGCTCATAATTATCATTAATATTATCTTCATATATATCATCATATATATAAATATCTTTATTATCATAAAATCCAGCAATATTGGGTATAGTTCTTATATTAATATAATCAAATGGTACATAATTATTATAATATTGAGGATAGTAGTCTGGATTTCTTCTAGATGGATAATAATTATTATTTCTATTATATGCAGGTTTTTGTGGATAGTGTATTACTTGATTATTATGTGGTTTTTTTTGAAACTGACTTAATTGTTGATTACGAACTGTTTGTTGGTAACCAATAGTATTTTGTCCATCTCGTCTTCCACCATCTGCTATAACACTAACTGGTTGTTTTTGTATTCTTTGTATAGGTATATTTTGTTTTATAATACTACTTTCACTACCTGTATTTATATTATTTTGTATTGAACCATCAAAATTTTCTATATAATTTTCAAATCCTTCTACTACAGAAGGTGGAACATAATCTCCAGGGATTTGTTTATTATAAAATTTATTTTTTTCAGGAATTACATTATTATACCTACTTATATTATTTCCGTATTGAAATCCTGACATTGGTAAGTTTTGTTCAATATATAATGAAGGTGATGGTGTAGTTGGAGTTTCATATACTTCATAATTATCATTATTATCATTTATTGTATTTCCAACTGTTGTGTTAAATTGATAATTACTAATTTTTTTTTCATTTCCACCTCGAATTGGATTAGAATATTGATTATAAATTGGAACATCATAATATCCAGGATTTACTACAGGAGAAGAATTTCCTAAATTATACATATAATATTAAATAACATTTAAAATTTTATTTTATAAAAAAATTAAAGTAAAATATAATTAAAGTAAAATATAATTTATTATTATGCCCAACTTTTTAATGACTGAGTATATGGATTTTCCTGAAATGCTTTTATCATTTCAGGATTTATGCGGTCAGCCAATGGTTCATTAGGTGCAATATCTTTACGTGTAGTTATATTAACCTCTGTAATTTGTGGAATAGAATTATAAACTTTATCACTTTGTACTCCACGTTCTACTAAATATTCATTTTGTATTTCATTTAATTTATGGGTAGTAGCATGAATATCATTTCCACCAATAATTTTATTATATCCACTTGCACCAGGTGTAAATCCTTTATCTGTCATACCACGAATAGCTTTAATTTCAGCATTATATATATCTTCATATGACATTGGAGCATCACTTATTCCTCCAGCATTTCCAACATTTCCAGTATATTCAATATTACTTGTTTCTTCTTTTAATGTATGTTTAGCTTCTACTTCAGTAACATCATAAGCCCCCAAATCTGGTCCATCACTTGTTCCAACATAACTAACACTAGTACTTTGACGTTGTGTACCTGGAACTTGAATATCTGTTACAGAGTGACCGTCATTTCTAACTTCTGTTGCTACACCAAGAGCATCTTTTAATAATGTTGTTTGTTTTACAGTTTTTTTAGCAATACCTTTATTACGAATATATGATTTATTAGCATTAGTGCTTGTATTACCTAAATGATTATTATCAATATTAGTTTCTTTAATTGTAGTACGTGCAATATCATTCGGGTCATATACAACATTACCTTTTGTATTTACTCCTACGTTCGATTGATAATTATTATCAATATTAGTTTCTTTAATTGTAGTACGTGCAATATCATTCGGGTCATATACAACATTACCTTTTGAACTAACACCTATATTTGAACGATAGTTATTATCAATATTAGTTTCTTTAATTGTTGTACGTGCAATATCATTCGGGTCATATACAACATTACCTTTTGAACTAACACCTACATTTGAACGATAGTTATTATCAATATTTGTTTCTTTAATGGTTGCACGCGCAGTATCATTTGGATCATATACAACTCCTTTTGTAGAACCTTGAAAGTTACCTTTTTCACGTTGATTTTTAATTGAATGATATTTCTTAGGTATTTTTAATTTTTGAGTAGAACGTGCAGGAGTAGATTTTTGTTGTGATTGATAATTCATTACAAAATTCTTGTTATTACTAGGTAATTTTTTATTATTACGTAATCTAATTGTTTTTTTACCATAATCATCTGGTCGTTTTTGTTTATTTCCAGAAAACATATCTAATATACTCCATTGTCCTACTTTATTTGAATCAATTGGATCATCGTATTTATAAGTTACTTTATTTGATACTTTATATTTAGAACGAACTTGAGCAACTGTTCCATGGGTAGGTGCAGCACTTCCTTTACGTGTTACTAATTCTGTAGTTTTACGATTAGTATATTTACTAACAATACAAGGTCTTTGTTCAGGAGCAATAACTTGTCCTGTTGTTGTAAAATATCGGTCAGGTTGTTGTACATAAAATGTATCAGGTTGATTTTTATATACTGTACCAATTTTACCAGGTTTAGCAATTTTTTGTCCACTGTTAACACGTCCATAATATGAAATTTTAGGATTTGTCTTAACTCTTATTTCATCTGTTGTTTTTGGCAATACATAATCACGAGTATCAGCTTGTTGAAAACCTCCTGTAGGTTCATTTGTATAACCTTGATTTAATCCTGGACCAACATATACTTTTTCAATTGGTGTTTCATTTTCACGTATATTAGATACATAATAACGATCTAACATATATCCATCTAAATTTTGTGCACCATAAACATTGGACATATTTTTTTGCGGTTGAAATAATGGTGTTTGTTCTTGTTTTTTTTGATAATTATCATTTGTTCCTGTAAATGTTTCAAATGTTCCACGTGTGGAAAATTCATCTAAATTTTGTTTTACTCCACCTCCAAAAAAAGGTTGCATATTATTATGTGTAAAAGTATTTGGGTCAATTGGATTTCCTGTCAAAGATATTCCTTGAAAACCACCCGTTTCAGGAACACTTTTATTATTTACTGAATTATTAATATTAATATTTTTATTATCTCCTAAATCATCTACAAGTATATTTTCAAAAGTTTGATATTTATTAAATTCTATAGGTAGTTGTTTATCACTATAATCTACTTTATTATACATAATTGGGTAAGGTGGTCCAGGTGTAACAATATTAGTATCTTGTGGATATTTTGATTTTTCAAGTAAAATATTTGCTTTTTTTTGTTCATCTTGCCATATATTATAAGATCTTTTAGAAGTATATACATTTGTTGAACTTGGAATTTGATTTTTAGGTATTTTTTTTATTAATTTTTTATTTATAGAATAATCATTTTTTTTTGATTGAAATATATATCCCATACCAACTACGCTTGCAGCTAATAAATATTCCATACTTAATATATACTAATAAATTATATTATATTTTCATCCTTATATAAATTATTATATTTTTTATTTTTTATTTTTTATTTTATATTTTTAGTAGCTCTTTTTTTCCTTTATAAATCCATTTAGATTCTGTAAACATTATAATAGCAATAAAACTTAAAATCATTAATATGTTTTTATTATTTTTAAATTTTTCACAATTATTAGTCATATCTAAATAAAGAAAAAATAAAGAAGGCCATAAAAATATCATTCGAACAATAATACAATATAATAATCTATAATAAATAAATATTTTAGTTAATTGTTTATTCTCAAAATAATTTGATAATAATTTAAAACCTGATACTAATGACATACCTTCACTAATTCCAATTAACATAGAAAGAGAATACATTTTATAATTATCAATTGTTAATAACACAAAAATTGCTAATAAATGATGAAATAATAAATCAATACGTATTCTATCTACAATTTTAATATACTTTTGATAAAACATTATTAAAATATCAATCATAAAATAATTAAAGAAAGTATAATGATAAGTTTTAAATAATTCTTCATTATTTAGTAAACACTTATCAGTCATAATTAATTTATAATTATTATAAGCATTTATTGATAAACCACCACAAATTATAGAACGAACCATATTAAATCCAATGGACCCTAAAAAATGCTCATTAATTGATATATTGGATAAAAAAAAATTTACAGTAAAACACAATACAATTGTAAAAAAAAAATTATGATAAAAGTAATTCATATTATGTATAATTTATTATATATTTATTATGTATAATTTATTATATATTTATTATGTATAATTTATTATATATTTATTATATAATAATTATTATTTAATATAATTTTGTAAAATTATATAAAAATTATATTAAGTATATAATTTAAATTTAATTTAAAATTTATTTTATAATATATAATAAATGAATAATTTATTAATTATTGGTTATTGTCATCTTGCTGATGGATTTTTATATGCATCTCAATGGTTGAAAAATTATAATATATTTTTTTTCCCTTATTTAAGTTATAAAATGGATAAAGTTGAAAATATAGAAGAAATATTTCAAAAATTTATTTTAGATAATAATATTAATATATGCTTATGGTGGAATAATTCTATAATATATGAAAGTTTTGAAAAAATGTTTAATTTAAATTTAATTAATATTTATTTTAATTGGGACCCTTTTTTATTTAATTATAAAAAATATAATTCTCTTTTATGGGAAGAACGATTAATAAATAAAGAACAAATATTTTTAAAAATGAATATGGTATTTTCATGTTTTGAAAAAGAAGTATCTTATTTTAAAGACAAGAATATTCCAATTACTTATAACCCACCTGGTTTTGAACCATCCATTTCTTATTATATATTTAAAACAGAATATCAATGTGATATTAGCATAGTATGTACAAATATGTATGATTATATATCTGAATTTCCAGATGAAACAACAAATATATCACGATATAATGTTGTAAACTTACTATATGAAAATAGAGATAAATTTAAATTTCATATATATGGTCCAGAAAATTTTAAAAAAAAATATCCTGATTGTTATCAAAAATGTATTACATATGATGAATGTAAATATGTATTCAGTAATTCTAAAATTAATTTATCAATACATCCATTGGTAAATGAACTACATAATAAAGATTCTAAAGAAGAATATTTTTCAGAAAGAGTTCCTCAAATATTAGGATGCCAAGGATTATTAATGACAAATTCAGATTTAACACATATATTAAATAAAAATGAAGATTATGTTTATATTAACAAAGATACTAATATATTAGAATTGGTTAAATCAATTATAAATAATAATGATTTTTATAATAATATACGTAAAAATGGATATACAAAATCATTAGAACATTATCAATGGAAAAATTGGGCAAATACAATAGAACAATATTTAGAAAAATCTTAGTTTACTTATTTTATAATAAATGATTTTAAATTAATATTTTAAAAAAATTTTTTACATATAAAAAAACTAAAAAATATAAAATTTTTATTGAAAATAATCCATGTTTATTTGAAAATGAAACTCAATGTATGATTTGCTGGGAAAATATAACTGATTTTACCGCTGCAAGTTGTGTAAGGTGTAATATATTTATGCATTCTCATTGTAATTCAACATGGAAAGGTACTAAAGGATATCAAGAATGTATACATTGTAGAAATGTTGGTTCTATTGGAGAAGTATATAATATTAATTATTTATAGATATAAAACTAATCTATTTCATTTTATTTAAGATGTAATAAATTTTTTATAATTTTCTATTAAATATTTTTCATATTTATTTTTTTCAAAACTATTTTTAATAAATATTTTTTCATAAAAATAATCATAATTTTGTAATACATAATTAACATATGTTCCTATTTCATTATCATTATTACATATAATTAAATAATCTTTTATAAATAATAAATTACTATATATTGATTTTTGTGTAATAATTATTACACCATGTAATAATAAATTAACAAGTCTAATTAATTCCATAGTTTGATGTTTTTCAGAACAGTGAATATTAATATATACTTTTGATTTATTATATAATATATCACGTTCTTTACCATAAATATTATCAATAAATTTAATATTATAATTTTGTTTTTCATTTTTCAATGATAATTGTATTTGTTTTAATATATTTTTTCTATAGTCATTATTTTGTATACTTAATATATCAATAGTTTTTGAATAATTTAAATTATGAGAAAAATAAGGAGATAATAAAAAAGATTTATTATAAATTTTATTATAATAAGGAATATTTTCTTCACTATAATCTATAATTTTTAAATAATATGGTAAAGTGCGAAAATATTTATAATATGAATCATGACTTAATTGTTCAATATTTAAATAATATAATTTATTTTTATTTTTAAAAGAATTTAAAATAGAACATATAAATCCTATATCTCCTGTTAAAATTATTTTATCATAATTATTTTCTATATCTTGTAATTCTTTTATCATATCTTTTTTTTTTTCAATGTCTGAATTTACTTTATCTATTTCATATAAAATAGATTTAATTTTAATATTTTTAATTTCAATATCAAATTTTTTTTTAATTGTTTGTTCTAAAAAAAAACTAATACCTTCTAAATAATCAATATATAAACGATAAACCCAATTTAAAGCAAAATTTAATATTATTATATTCATATATATATTGTTTATTTTATTAAAAAAATATTTACATATTTAACAATATATGATTAAAATATTTATTCATAATGAAAAATTTATATTTTATAAAAGATATATTAATAATTTATTATATAATTTCAATGAAATAAGTATTATTATTATTGAAGAATTATGTAATTATAAATTGGAAAATTGGCATGATTATATTATAAAATATATTAATGATAATTTAAATAATATTTTTATATTTTTTGATTTTTATGATGAACAACTTTTTAAAATTATTAATAAAGTAATGTATTTACCATTATATTTATTAAATATATCAATTCCATTAATTTTAAATGAAGATAAAATAAAAAATAAATTTGACTCTTTATTTTTTATTCATTATTTTGAAGATAATAAAAAAAATATTAATGAATCAATTAATAAATTAAATGAAAATTTTAATTATATATTACATTATTCAATTAATAATAGTGAAATATTTTTATATAATAAATCATATGATATATGTTTAATATTTGATTCAAAAGTAATAAAACAAACAGAATTAGAAACAAAAATTAATCACGTTATTAAAGATTTAAAAATTAATTCTATAAATAAAAAAAATGATATAATAAAATATTATGATATTTCTAAAATAAATGAAAATATTAATGAATTATATCAATATAAAATAATTATTGTAATGGATAGTAATTTTTATGAAATAAATTATATACATTTTATATTAAATAACTGTATTTTATTAATAGATGACCAGCAAAAATGTTATCAATATGAAGATAAAATAATTTATTTTAATTTAAATAATCTTAAATTAAAAATTATAAGTATTTTAAATAATTATTCATATTTATATAAAACATTATTTCCAACTTATTTTATAGATAATATTAATAAAAATGTATATAATAATTATAAATTATTCAATGATAAAATAATAAAATATCATCAATCAAATAGCAATAAATATAAAAAAATGATTAATATGACTGATAATAATATTGAAAATATTATTGAAAATATTATTGAAAATAATAATATAACTGAAAATACTATTGAAAATATTATTGAAAATAATAATATAACTGAAAATATTATTGAAAATAATAATATAACTGAAAATATTATTGAAAATAATAATATAACTGAAAATACTATTGAAAATATTATTGAAAATAATACTATAACTGAAAATACTATTGAAAATAATACTATAAATGAAAATAATAATATTATACAATATCCAATTGCTTTTATTATATTACGTCATGTAAATAATGAAAAAGTTAATTTATTATGGAAAACAAATATTAAAAATATTAGAAAATATTATGATTATCCAATATTTATAATTGATGATAATAGTAATTATGATTTTATTGATCAAACTTTAGATCAATTTGAAAATTGTTATGAAATTAAATCAGAATTTAAAAAACGAGGTGAAATTTTACCATATTATTATTTATATCATAAAAAATTATGTCACAAAGCTATTATAATTCATGATGGAACATTTATAAATCAATTTATTGATTTTATTAATATAAAAGAACCTATTTCATATTTATGGCATTTTACTCATGACTGGAATAACGAAGAAGAAGAATTAAAATTACTTTCTATAATTGAAAATAAAAATTTAATTAATTTTTATCATCAAAAAGAATGGTTTGGTTGTTTTGGTGTTCAAACAGTAATTGATTATATATTTTTAGAGTCTATTTTTAAAAAATATAATTTTCAAAAATTAATGGATTATATTGATTCTCGTCCTATAAGAATGAACTTTGAAAGAATTTTTTCAGTTATTTGTACATATGAATATAATGAATTATTTCATAAAAAATCATTATATGGTATAATCCACCATTATATTCATTGGGGTTATAATTATGAAAAATATATTTTGGACAGTGAAGAAAATAAAATTAGTAATTATCCATTAATTAAAATTTGGAATGGACGATAATACATTTTTAAAATGATAATTAAAATTTCTTTTATTATCATTAATAAGATTCATTCTATTATTTATTACATAATTTATCATTTTAAGAGTATTTTCTTTATTAATAATTATATATTCTATTTTTTTTTGTATTTCTTCTTTAATAATCATCGCACGGTAGATTAAAGATTGCTCATTTTCATAAATATTATCATATGAACATGGTATTAACCATCCATTAATGTCATTTTTTATTAATTCATTATTAGGTGACCAATCTAAAGTTAAAATAGGTAATCCACAATAAAGTGCTTCATAAAATCCTAATCCTAATCCTTCTTGAGTACCTAAATGAATAAATATATCATTATTACTTATATTATTTAATAATTCTGTATGAGATAATTGATTTATTAAAATATTAATATTATTATGTTTATATTGATTTAATATTTCTGGAATTTCAATACCTTGAATATAAATATTTAGTATAACATTAATTTTATAGGAATTATATTTATTATTTGTAAAAAGTTTATAAAATATATCAATTATTTTATCAATATTTTTTCGAGAAATAGAATTTAATCCACCTACACAAACAAATGATAAAGATGATATATTATTTTTTATATTTTTTTTTAAATTATTAAAATATGGTTCTTCAAGATGAAAATTTAATAATTTTATATCTTTTTGTTTATTTTCAAATAACTGTGTTAATAAATGATAAGAATTAAAATTATTGCATAGTATTTTATCAAACATATAATGATAATTTATTTCAGTAATACGTATACATTCTATATTAATAATTATATAAATCTCAATATCAATTATTTTTAATAATGCAGCAATTTTAAATATATTTTCAAATGTACATTCAATAAAAATTATTTTTTTAATATGATTATTATATACAAAATCAATTATTTCATCATATGTTATTTCTTCACGAATATTATGACTATAATATATATTAGGATAATTCCATTCTTCATCATTATTCTGCAATTTATTATTAATACCATTTGAATGATATGGTCGAAAACTAAATATAAATGGAATAAAATCAATTTCTAATAATGATAAATAATAACTTCTTGCTTGAATACCTAAACCTTGGTCTGCCCATGGAACAATTAAACCTACATGATTTTCTTGAAATTTATATAATTGTGTATAATTTATGTTATCAAATTCCTTTATTTTTTTATTAATTATATCTTTAATATTTTGTTCATATTTATTAATATTTATTAAATTATTATTATTTACATTATTTTTATTAGTATTTAAATTAATTATTGATTTAAAATACATTTTTTCAATTTCAAATTTCCAATCTTTAATTACATCAGTTAAAAATACTGCATAATCTTTTAATAAATATTTTAAATTACCATGATGTGTGCTAATAATTGGTATATTATTCATCATTGCCTCATAACCAACACGACAAAACGTTTCATCACATAATGATGGTAATAAAAGTATTTTTGTTTTACTATAAATATTTTTTATATTTTGTTTTTCAGGTATAAATATATTCATATATTCATTTTTTTTATTTATTACTCTTTTATTTCTTTCATCAATCATTTTAATAATCTTTGATTTATCTAATAAATGGTCATATTCAGTATAAACAATTAAAATAGGTATTTCAATATCTAAATCATTACATAACATTTCTAATAAAAATCCACCTTTATTAAAATGACAATTAACGAGTGTTACATATACTTGTTCAGATATACTTTTATTTTCTAAATAATAATCATCTTTTAAACTTATTGTTTCAATAATATCTAATGATTTATTAAAATATTTTTTAATAATATCATTAACATATTGAGATGAAGCATAACAATGTGCATAATTATTAATGAAGTTAAAATTATTATCACCTTTTAATACATGATTATTTAATATATCAATATTAGAATAAGGATTATCTAATATATCATTCCAAAAACAAAATCCCGTTAAAAAAGGAATTTGTAATATATTAGCTATTTTCATATAAAATAAACGATTTACACCTTGATGATTTATAAATAATGGATTAATTAATATTATCATTTTTATTATATCTAGAATATTTTTTGGCATTTTTATAATTTTTACATATTCTAAATCAATTAATTCAAATTTAGTAAAATGATTATTTAAAAAAGGATCACTAAAACATAAAAAATAATTATCATAATTTTGTTCATAATATATTTTATTCATATTTAATAACCAATTTTCACCACCACCAAATGGAGGATACCCCCATTCAGCTATTGTTAATATTTTTTGTTTATGAGATGATATATTTAATGAAAATGGTATATTAATTGAAAAAAAAGTATTATCTATTTTTTCTTTATCATATAAATAATGACTTTTATATTTTGAAAAATTAATAAGGTTAATATAATTTTTATTGTATATATCTAAATTTTGAAATAAAGATAATTTTTGCTTAAATTGTATAGATTCAGATATTATTTGTGATGTATTTATAGCTTGTTTATCTTTATAATTATTTATTTTTTTAAGTTTTTTTTGTTGTATAATATTATAAATGGAATAATAATTATTCATTAAATTATTTTTTTCCATGTAAGAATAAGAATAATATTTATTTTTAATTTTTTTAAAAAGATTATTTTTATTTTTATTTTTATTTTCTAATATAAATATATCTTGTACTAATTTATTTTTATCTATATATAAATGTATATTTTCATAATTTATTAGATTCAAAATATTATTCTCATTTTTTTCTATACTATCTTCTTTATTATGTTCTTTATTATGTTCTATACTATGTTCTATACTATGTTCTATACTATGTTCTATACTATGTTCTATACTATGTTCTATACTATGTTCTATACTATCTTTTATTTCAATTTCATTATTTATTTTATGTTTAAATATATTATAATTTTTTTTTAATAAATATGAAATATTTTTTAAACAATAATATGTATTTTTTACTAATATATAATATTCACTATTCCATTTTTCCCATTCAATTTTTAGCAAATAATCATCTAATATTGAATAATAACCTATTTCAGATAATTTATTTTTTTTAAATAATACATTACTTTCTTTAATAAAAAAACATGTATCATTCCATTCACTGTGAATTAAATTTTTTTCTTCTAAAGTTTTATGTTGTAATTTATGTTTATTGTAAAAACTAGCTATAAAATATGTATTATTTATTTTTTTATATATTTCGCAATTATTCCATTTTTCCCAATAAACTTCAATTATATTTTCATTAATTTCTTTAAAAATACCTTTATCATTATCAACATTTTCACGCATTATAGTATTCGTTTTATCATTTAAAATGCAATTATCTGACCATTCAGTATGAATTAAAAATAATTTCATAATTAATTATTAATTATAAAATTTAATTACTAAAAAAACTATTTACTTTTATATAAATTTTCAATATCAATGGCCATTTTTTCATAAGGATGTTCGTAAGATTGATTATTTTGAGGATAATAAATAATATCTTCAATTGATGAAGGATTTTTATTATATAATGCTTTATAAGATAAATGATTTTCATCTTGATAAATATAATTATCTAAATCTGGATTAGCTCGAATATTATCATATGGACCCCTTTCCTTAACTCTTTTAAATTTTTTATTATCTAAATAATTTTGTATTTGTTCTGGATATTTTTTTTGATATATGTGTACTTTTTCGTGAATTAATGTTTTAATTAAATTATGCATACTTGAATATTTTATTTTATCAACATGTAATATAATTGTATCATTTCTAGTATGCGGTAATCCATTTTCATATAATTTTGTTTGAACAAATCCTATTTTCCATGGAATACTATTATTTTTTTTTCCATTAAAATAACTAAAATGTATATTTTCAAAAAAATTATCAGCTTTCATAATACACCTGCTAATTTTTTCTTTACATTCTTTATCTCCATCACAAACAGCCTTCTTTATATATATAATATATTCATCTATTGATTTTATCTTTCTTGCTTTATAATCTAAATTATAGAAATGTTCATAGTATTTATCTTCATTTAATATTAATATTTTATATAATTGTTCTTTATTTAAAAATATAATATTATTTTTAAAAAATTCATTTACTACTTTTTTTTTATAAAAATAAAATAAACAATTTATTAATATAAAAAAAACTAAAATTAAGATTATATAATATAATTGTAATAACATATTAATAATATATAATAATATATTATTAATATATAATAATATATTAATAATTTATTAATAATTTATTAATAATTTATAATAAAATATTGATAAAATATTAATTTCGAATTGGTTATAATGTAATTTTTTTATAAAATTAAAAAGATAATGTAGTTTATAAATTATTAAAAACTTCCTTTACATTAGATGGAAATTCATGAATTTCAGTTGAATATAATTTTTGTATAAATTGTAATATATTTTTTTCTTTTCGTGTTACAAAATTAACAGCGCATCCTTTGCGTCCATAACGTCCACTACGTCCAATGCGATGAATATATGTTTGTGGATATTTAGGCATATCATAATTAATAACAATTGAAACTTGTTGTATATCAATACCACGTGATAAAATATCTGTTGTAATTAATATACGTGTTGAACCAACTCTAAATTTTTCCATTACTTGTTCTCGTTCTTTTTGCATCATATCACCGTGTAATACACTAACACTAAAATCTTTACTTTCTAAAACTTCTTTTAATTCATCTGCCTTATATTTTTTATTACAATATATGATTCCTTGTCCAATATTCATAAATTGATAAAGATCAATAATTGTATCTTGTTTATATTGCTCATCTAACGCAATATAATATTGGCGAATTCCATCTAATGTTATTTGGTCATCTTTAATTAAAATAGATATATATTCTGGTTTAAAAATTGCTTCAAATAAGCAAGACATTTCAGGAGGAATAGTTGCACTTACCAAAATAACTTGTGCATCTTTATTTATTTTACTAAAAATTTTTTTAACTTGTTTACGGAAACCAGTAGACAATACATCATCAGCTTCATCAATAACAATCATTTTAATACTCTCTCCATTAATAATTTCTTTATTGATTAAATCACTTATTCTACCAGGAGTACCAATAATAACTTGTGTATTCATTTTGTCAGACGCATATTTAAATTGCATATCACCACCAATGCATAATGTGTATGTAATACCAATATAAGCTGCTAATTCTTTAAAAACATTATATATTTGATCAGCTAATTCACGTGTATTAGATATAATAATTGCTTGAGTATTTTTATTAGTAATATCAATACGAGATAAAAGACCAATTATAAAAGTAGCGGTTTTACCTGTACCAGAATGAGATTGAATAACAATATCATTGCCATCAATTATAGGTTTAATTGCTATGCGTTGTATAGGTGATGGACGTTCATACCCATATGCGTATATACCTTTTAAAATATTATCGTCAAGATTTAGATTTTCATTATCAAATTTATCATAAAAATCTAATTCTTGACTAGTTATATAATTTTCAAAAACTTCGGATTGAGACATTTTATATATTTTTAGTATTATTCTTTTAAATAGAAAAATAATAATATTATAATAAAAATAGTTTAAATAAAAAATTGACACTAAATTTTTTAAGTAATTAGAATTAATTTAAATATAAATAAATTAATAAATAACAATTAAACTATACTTTAAATAAATAATAATGAGTGACAATAATAAATCTTTTACAAAAGATGATATTTTTGATTTTTTAAATCAATATATACCAATTTTATCAAATCAAAATGAAAATATTGAAATATCTAATAAAGAATTCAAAAAAATTAAAAAATATTTCAAGGAAATATTAAAAAAAAAACTAACAACAATAGAACGTTTACAAGTTTCACAAAAATATTCATCTTATTTTGATAGTAAACCTCGTAATGATTTGGATGAAAAAATAAATAAATATGTGAAAGATTTTATTATTTGGAAAATTAAATTTGATATTGAAACTGAAAAATTATATACTGGAATATATTTAGAAGTTGCTTTTGAAAAAGTAGATAAAGCTTTTAGTAAATTAAAAAAAAATTAGCAAATTTAAAAAAATAATAAAGTAATTAAATAATTATTTTATTCATAAGAATGTAAATTTATATAAAATTATAAAAGAAAATGTTAAATCTAATTAACCACATACATCATATTGATATAAAGGTTTTGTAAAATTAGCACATACTTTACCATCAACTTTTGGACATGGTTCTTGTTTTTCATAAGGGTTCATATCATTAATTTTTGGGGCTACAACTGAAGGACGATGGTTATCCTTAAATAAAATACGAGTACTTGTATGATAATTTCCAGGAAACATAACTTGTTCTTGAGGATCTCTTAATAAAGGGTCAAAACGATTAATACCAGTACCACGTAAATTAGTGCATGGATTACTTAATCGAGTATCTTCTGTTTCAAAAAAACAATTAGGAAAATTTGTTAAATTGTTATCATTTGGGCGATTCCAAGGATTTCTTAAATCTTTTTTATTATTTTGGCAACTTTCAATTACACCAGCACCACATGGTTCTCCTTGATTTACACAATTATTTTGATCACAGTCAGGATGAAATTTATCAGTTGGACAACTAGATGCTTTACGATTTATATTAAATAAATCGGACTCTACATCTATAGGACCAGCATAAAAACGCCAATCAGTATTACTATTCCAAGAATCACCTAATTTTTGATTAATAATACGAGGATTATCATTCCAACATAAATTACAGTCTATTGGCGTTTGATATAAGTAATTTCCAGGACCAGTTGTTTCTTGGTTATATTTTTTTGTTTCACATGTATCATATTTTAATCTGTTAAAACTCATATATAATTATAGAAGATATTATTTATATCAAAAAAAAAATTTAATTTAAAATAAATAGAAATATATATAGAAATAAATTAAATATACTTAAATCGATATAATTTAATTAATAATTTAATTAATAATTTAATTAATAATTTAATTTAATTAAATTATTAATTAAATTAAATGAAAAAAAAATATTTCTATATATTAATTATATAAAATGAGTTCTAACAGATTAATTTATGATTCATGTGCTTATGAAAAAAATCTTCAACAATCTACTTCTCCTTTAGATTATGCTTTATATACAGGTAAATATGAAAATACTGCCAAGTGTCGCATCGAATTCGGCTTAGTTGGTGGAAATGGTGTTTCACAATATAGTGGAAATATGGTCGATTTAGAAAGTGATTTACGTGGTCAAACTCGTGCTGCAACTTTATGTCCTTGTAAAAAGTTTTCTCCTAAATGTACAAGTCCTAATTGTAATAATAAAGGACATGGATTACCATGCAGTTCATCTAATTGTAAAAAAGAAATGGTCCATCAACCATCATGTCAAATGCAATATTATCCTAAGGTACCTATGCCTGATGATGTTAAATATTCTAAATGTGATTTTAGTAAATTTCATTAAATAAATTTAAAATAAATTATTATGAATTAATTTATTGTAGATTTATTATTAAAATATTTAAAATATATAAAATAAAAATATCAAAATTAAAATTATATACATCACTTAACTTTTTACTTAAATTTTTTATTTTTCTATAAAATTAAATACTAAATAATAACTTATTGTATTAAATTGAGGTGTTTTTTTATGAAATCCTTGTTGATAAGAAATTAATACGTCTCCTTCTTTTCCTAAAAATGTTTTAATATCTTTTTGTTTAAAATTTTTTTTATCATTATGTGTTCCTTCAATAAATACTGGAGCACCATTTATTTCATTATTAATATCAGATAAATAAATAGTAAATTTAATATTTTTTTCATGATTATTATAATGAAATGATTCTGGATTATTAACATTTCTGAGTATTTGTAAATTTACTCGTAAAAAATTCCATTTTTTATTTGTAATTTTTTCTAAAATACATGTCATAACGTCTATATTAAAATATTCAAATGTTTCAGGAATTAATTTATGAATATTAAAAATATCATACATACCTGCGTCTGTAATTCTATTATGACAATATCTATTATCAACTACAGGTAAATAATAATATTGTTGTTTTATATAATTATTTAATTTAGAATATGTATTATTAACAATTAAATATTCATTTTCTACGTCATATTTTTTATAAATATGAGATTCTAAATTTTGTTCCATCCATAATTTACTAATTAATTCTTGATAATGTTTTATAATTTCATTGGGATATACTTTTTTTAAAAATAAATATCCATTATCTTCAAATAAATCCATTATTTTTAACTTATAAAAATATTATATTTTTATAACGAATATAATATTTATCTTAAATATATTTTATTTATTTTATCTTTTGTTTATATTATTTAATAATATAAACAAAAGATAATTATAAATGCCAAAACCAAACGATTATGAATTAATAACTACTTTATGGTTTAGTTCTGAAAATAATTCAAATTCTAATTTTGATTCTGACAAATCTTCAAAATTAAATATTTGTCCATTATATAATATACCATCAAGTGAATGGGGATTTGCTCCTATGGGAAATCAATTTAATTTAACTTATCAAAATAATATTAATAATTCTGATATTAATAAGAGAAAATATTTTGATTCACTTTTAATTAATATACCATCTGGTTCGGTTAATTCTACACCATCTTTTTATTATAATGATTATTATAATTATGAAGATGATAACCAACTTTATACAGTTAATGATGGAAATGGAATTTTTAAAAATGCTTCTATTATATTAATTACTTTTGATGATAAAGGTGTAAAATTCGGATATAAAAATAGCAGAAGAGTTGAAATATTTAAATTAAAAAATGTATATAATAATATTAAGGAAATTTATAAAGATTCTATAAATATTAAAGAGAATAAAATTATTGAAAAAGATGAAGATTCTATAAATACTAAAGAAAATAATGTTAGAAATAAAGAAAACGAATCTATAAATACTAAAGAAAATGATGCTAGTGAAAAAGAAAATGAATCTATAAATACTAAAGAAAATGATGTTAGTGAAAAAGAAAATGAATCTATAAATACTAAAGAAAATGATGTTAGTGAAAAAGAAAATGAATCTATAAATACTAAAGAAAATGATGTTAGTGAAAAAGAAATTGAATCTATAAATACTAAAGAAAATGATGCT